GTAGTTATGAGTTTTTTGTGGAAAAAATAAAAATGAAATAACGACATTTAGAATTTAGTGATATTTATTTATAAAAATATCATGAAAATAGGTTATGTTTATAAATTAATGGATCCAATAACTAATGAATGTAGATATGTCGGTATTACCACACAAAAGATTAGTGTGAGATTGTATCGACATCTACGTGATGTTTTAAGATATAAAAATCATAAAAATAGTTGGTTATTAGGATTGAAAAATAAGGGATTATTAGATAAAGTTAGAATTGAAATAATTGAAGAATGTGATTATTCGGTTTTAAAAGAACGTGAGGTGTTTTGGATTAATGAGTTCAAAACTAAAGGGTGTAGGTTAACTAATATGACTATAGGTGGTGATGTCGGTTCATTAGGTTGTAAACACACAGATGAGGCTAAGAGGAAGATATCAGAAGCCGGTAAAAGACTTAAAGGTATTAAAAGAAGTGACGAAACAAGAAAAAAAATTAGTGATTCATTAAGGGGTAAAAAAGGTAGAAATACTGGTAACAAACATAGTGAAAAGACAAAAAGACAAATATCTGAAAGTAAAAAAGATACATTAAGTTGGAATGCACAACCAATCTTACAATTAGATAGGGAAGGTAATATAATAAACGAGTGGAGAAGTGCTACATACGCTGCTAAAAAACTTGGTTTGAATCAAGGTAATATTTGGTCGGTCATTAATGGTGATAGAAATACTTGTGGTGGTTTTAAATGGGAAATAAAAAAATAGATTATGGAAAAATGGGAAGAGTTGGCAAAAGAATTACTACCTAAAGAATATGATGATTTTATAAAATTCACTGGTTCTGGTAGGAGACCTGACTCTGTAGAATTTACATCAATAGACCAAGACGTTTTACGTAGGGATTTAACAATCAATGCTCTCTTCTATGATATAGACAAGGGTGAGGTAGTTGACTTAGTTGGTGGTATTAATGACTTAGAAAAGAATGTAGTTCGTACCGTGGGTTCTGCTTCTGAGCGATTCGATGAAGATAAATTACGTATACTTAGAGCAATTAGATTTGCTGCCCGTGTTGGTTCCGATTTAGATGAAGATATCCAAAACGCTATAAAGAAAGATAAAACACCAGTAAGTGGAAACGGTTTACCTTTATCCCAAGAGAGAATTAGAGATGAATTCATCAAAGGTATTAAACAATCACAATCTGTTGGTTATTTTACGCAATTAATTACAAAATATAACCTTTGGGATTGGGTGTTCGGTAGATTAGTAATCACCACAGAACCGTTAATTGAAACTAAAGATGTAATTGTACTTATAGCGTCTTTACTAAGAAGTAATGACCCTACTTTAGTTGAAAGAACCTTGGTTAATATACTTAAGTACACATCTGAAGAAGCTAGGGAGATATCTTTCCTAATTAAATTCTATCAAACAATAAGTGGTTCACATTATAAATTACGTGAAAGGTTTGATACTATTAGAATGAAAGATGAAACATTAAAAACATTTGGTCAGTTCATGGGATTACCAAACAAGTTAATTGATTCATTTTTAAGATATCGTATTACCACTTCTGGTGATGAATTAATGAAGTTAGGATTTAAGGGTAAAGAAATTGGTATTGAAAAAGATAGGTTAGAGAAAGAAAAATTCCAAAAGATAATGAGTGAATCAAAAAGAAAAATTGCCTATTCAGGTATTGTTTTAACCAACAAAACTAAAACTGAAATGATGAATTATATTTTTGATAACGCAATTACAGATAAAGACCTAAAAAAGGCCTTAAGAAAGGGTGAATGGGAGTTATTAGCTCATCATATGACAATCAATATGGGGCCTCTTAAGGAAGAATATAGACCATTATTAGGACAGTCATTTGATTTGTTGGTTACACATATTGGTTATACTGATAAGGTGGTTGCTGTTAAAGTTGAAACTCAATTCGTAACTAAAAATAGAGACCCACATATCACTATTGCTATAAACAGAAAAGAAGGTGGTAAACCGGCCATGGCTAATGAGATAACGGAATGGATTCCTATATTCCCTTTTGAAGTGGAAGGTAAGTTAGAAGAAATCTTGTTTTAAACGAGATTTTTTTTTGCCTAAATGAAATAAGTTTATATCTTTGTACTGTTAACCACTTAAAATTTATAACTCAATATGGCAAATCTGTTTAATAAAGCGAAATCGAAATCAACCGAGAAGAAAACAAAATCTAATGACAAATCTCACGTCATTCCAAAATTTGAATCTCCCGTGGAGATGGCTGAATTCCACGCTAAACTTGTAAAGTTAGCTACATTAAAAGAACAGATTGACAAATTAGAGGCCGAAATTAAAGATGCTGATGGTTATGTTCGTGACTTGGGGATGTCCGAATTTAGTAACCTTATTGAACGTACAGGTAAACGTGAATCCTCATTCATTTTAGCATCAGAACAGGGTGCGTCCGTGATGGTTGTTGTACAAGACAAGTATAAGAACATCAACGAAGAAAGAGCTGAATATCTTAAAGAAACATACGGTGAAGAAGTTGTTGACGAACAAACAACCTACAAATTTAATAACGAGGTTCTTGAACGTAACCAAGAGGTTATCTCTGAATTAATTGAGAGATGTGATAAAATCTCAAAGGAAGATAAGGAAAACCTTATCGTAGGTGAAACTAAGTACTCAGTGAAAAAAGGTTTCATTGATACTATCTACAAATTCTCAAAGGATAAAAAAGTGGGTGTGGCCACTATCTTAGCCGAAGTTGAACCACAACTTCAATTAAAGTCCCCTAAGGCATAATAAAAAAACCCCGAATAATCGGGGTTTTTTGTTTCTAAACTTTTCTTCTATAAAACTTAAAATCTTCATCCTGTTCGAAAACATCTGTTATTATTTTTTCAGATATTTTGTTAAGGGTAGGTAGTAACTTTTCGGAATTAACGGGAGTGGGTGTTTTTTGAAATAAGGTTAGTTCTACTGACATGAAACTACGTTTATCGTAGGACACACCAGATGATGCCATATTAAAATCCACTATTGCGTTAGGTAAAAATTGATTATAGTCTAAAACTTCATATAATTTTCTTTTTACTACTTTAGATTTGTTTTTAATTATTGAATCAAAATTATCTTCTTCTTTGTTTTTTGGTTTTCCCCAAGCCGATATCTGTATGTAAATAGACTCTGGGTTTTTGTTGTCAACTGCTCCTGAAATAACATTATATTCGTAAGGTAGGTTGAGTTTGATTTCTTTCCCTCTTTTCATGAAACCATAAATTATTGTACTGTTATACCGGCTTTATCGAATACTGTTTCAATCATCACCAATGAAACTTTATATGGGTCACAGTTAGCTGCCGGCCTTCTATCTTCAAAATAACCCTTTTCATTTGTGTAAGTATGTACAGGAATTCTCACACTAGAACCCCTATCAGAATTACCAAAACTGAACTTTTCCATACTAGAAGTCTCATGTTTACCAGTTAATCGTAGATGATTTTCTTCACCGTAGACATCAATATGTTCTTTATGTCTTTCCGCTAGTTTTTCACACACTTCTAATATTTTTTTAAGTCCACCTTTTTCTCTCATCTCTTTGGTTGAGAAATTAACGTGACATCCACTTCCATTCCAATCACCTTTAACAGGTTTTGGGTGGTAAGAAATGTCGAAACCATATGTTTCAGCAACTCTTTGTAGAATATAACGTGAAATCCATAATTGGTCGGAACCATTAATAGCAGTAACAGGGCCAATTTGGTATTCCCACTGACCTATTAAAACTTCTGCATTAACACCCCCAATACTTAAACCAATTTGAGTACATTTCTTTAAATGTTCCTCAACTATTTCACGGCCGATAACATTTAATCCACCAACACCACAGTAATAATCACCTTGTGGTCTAGGGTGTTCTTGATTTGCGTTAAAACCTAATGGGATTCCCCCGTCGAATTGAAATGGGGATGATTGATTTGCTGGGTGTGTAATGATGTATTCTTGTTCCCACCCAAACCAAGGAACTTCTTTTAAATTAGCATCATATTCTTTGAACTTAAGTTCTTTAAGTAGTTCTGTTAACTTACTTCTTGTGTTTGTTTTGTGAGGTGTTTTACCATCTGGATTGTAAACTTCACATAAAACTAATTTGTGTTGACCTTTTTCTCTAAAGGGATCAGGAACAATGTAGACAGGTTTTAATACGCAATCGGTACCTTTAAAACCATATTCTTCATCACCGGCTTGTTTAGTAGAACTACCATCAAAACTCCATAGTGGATAATCTTTAATTTCAGCATTAATGATATCAGTCTCATTAACCACCTTAGTTTTACTTCGAAGTTTTTGAGGTTTATTACCATCAAGCCAAATGTACTCTAAAAATACTTTACTCATAATTTTGCCATTTTGCTTAAATTTATTATATAATCAATTATAATGATTTTTCTTCAATTAGAAAACCGCTATAAAAAAGAAAAACCCCAAACGGGGTTTTCTTTTATACATTAGTTCCTTCTGTTTTTGGGGTGTCAGACTTACCCATTATTGTTTTTAAGGCCTCAATACCCTTACCACCGAAAACGTACCCAGCGAAGAGACCCATTGACCATTGTAATGCATCTATGATGTTATTAAATGTTGCTAAATCAATTTCAGAACCTTTTTTAATCCCACTATGTGTTAGAATACCTAAAGTAAGATAGTAAGCTAAAATTGATATTAACAAATAAACTCTACCTTGAGAATATTTTCCTTTTTCTTTTAGAATGTCAGCTAATAACTGTATTCTAATATATTGATACCATTTTTTCTTTTCAGTTGTCATAATACACCTTTGATTGATACGATTATTCCTATTATTATTTGAATGAAAGCTAAAATAGCTATTGTAGCTATCCATTTATTTTTTTGTTTATAAATTTCATCTTTAGCCTCTTTCATTTGTAAAGGAGACCATACCTCATTTACTTTTTCTTGCCAAATTTTTAAATCGGTAACAGCCTTCTCAGTGTTTTTAACATCACTAAGTTTTTCATTTATTTGATTGAACTTTTCATCAAAATCACTTCTAAGGTTTTCGACATTAGAATTCATCCTGTCCAATTCCTTTAGTACAAGTTTCGAATATTCAGCCCACAATGATTTAAAATCTTCTGACATTACACAATTTGTTTAGTAACTTCAAGTATACCTATAATAGCGGTGAATAAAGCCTCACAACTTTTAAGTTTACGTTTATTATCTTTTTCTTTTTCAATTTTTTCTAATTCAGAATGTATTAAAATATCTATCCTATCATTTAATTCTTTATATTGTGTCACATCACCCGTAGTTTGGTTTTTTTGTGATTCGAAAGACTCAACAATTTCGTATAGTTTTTTTAAATTATCTGATTTAGCCATTGGAAACCGATTAAACTTTATTGTTATTAACTTAAACTTTTCTTTAAATCGTAAATCTTAGAGATGTCTTCTTTATAGGTATTCTCATTAAATTCAATATTATAAACCACATCTTTAGCTTCTAATAATTTAGATTTAACTTCTAAGTTACTACCGTATTCTTTAAGAGCACTATTAATTAAAGTTATGGATTCTTTAACCATATCTTTTAAAAGTGTTTCTTTTTCCTCATTATTTGAGGACATGATAGTTTTAAGTACTTTTTTATCTTCCTCACTTAATGTTGAGTATTTTTCGTTATACTTCTCTACTGCAACATTTAAGAATTTATTTGCGTTAACTTTAGGTTTCTTTGTTTCAACAATTTCTTTAGGTGTTGTTAACCAATTTTTAACATACTCAAAAGATTCGTGAAGAGTATTGATTGTTTCAGCCTTTTTTTCTAACGTGATTAGATTATGGATAGATTCGTATAATTCTTTCTTATCTCCATAACCTTTTTCAAATAAGTAATCAGAAGGTGTTTTAGATAACAATCTTTCATTTTCTTTAATAATATCTCTTTTAGAAAATTTATCAAAAAGTGAAATATTTTCTTTTAAGTAGTCAGATGCACTAACTTCAGACGCTAAGTAACCATTCTCAATGTTTTTATACACAATGAATTGTGTTCTAAGAATTTGATTCTCAGAAACCATTTTAATGAAATTCTTATAATGTTTCTTATGTTTACTTTGTTTCGATTCATTCAAATATGAATCAACTAAAAATTTAGCGTATATGTCTTTTATGTTTCCAAAATTCATGACTTCTCTTTTAGATATAAATATTATTAATTCTCTAATAAATTAAGATCATCTTCATCTTCTTCTTCGTTTTCCAAATCATCATCACCGATTAGGTTTTTAATACCTTCTGTCATCATAATAATGTCTTCATTTTTACGTCTACCTTCCATTAATAATTTATCAATGATAGTTTTGTTTTGACTACGGAAACCTTCACCAAATTCAGTTTCAGCACCTGCCTCAGGTCCTCCAGCAGTTTCAGGTCCACCCATTTCAGGCCCACCTTCAGCACCAAATTCACCACCACCTTCTTCACCACCTAAACCAAGGTCTTCACCTCCGCCTAAATCAAAGTCACCACCTCCACCGAAGCTTCCTCCACCTCCGCCGAAGCCTCCGCCTCCACCAAGGTCTTCACCACCACCAGTACCTTCTTCAGTAGGTTGTTGTGGACCAGTACCATCACCGTATAATTTATCAACTCTTTCGAAGAAACCTGTTTTCTTGATAACGGAAGGTGTATTTTCCAATTCTTTAGAGGCCGCACGTTCCATTCTTTGTTGTTCAAGGTCGGTTTTAATTTCATCATCAGTCCAATTAAAGATGTTTTTCTTAGCCCAAGTATGAGATGCAGGTGCGATACCACCATCTACTTGAGATACTAAATCTTTGTAAAGAAGAACTTTCTCTTTCCATTGTTCAATCTTCAACATCTCACCTTGTGTAGATGGGTTAGTAAGATTTAATGTGAAATTATTTAAATCATCTGTAAAACCTAAAATGTATAAGTGTATAATTGCCAATTTATTCAACTCCTGAATCATCGATTGTTGAATACGGTTAATTGTACGAGCAAAACGAATATCTAATAAAGAAAGGTTTTTACCATCACCAGTTGGTTCATCAAAACCTAAGAAAGGTTTAGGAACACGTAACGCAGTTAATAACTTTCTTTGAATATATTCAATATCAGCGATTTGGTCCAAGTTAGATGCCCCAGGTAGAGTATCAATTGGATTCGGAGCGTTCGGGTCACGAACAGGGACGAAATAATCTTGGTCTACGGCTAACGTATTATAACGTAAATCAACCTGACCTGTTTTTTGGTCTGTAACTTGTTGACGTTTGAATTTATTAGCAACTTTATTTACGTAAGCATCAACATCTTTATCGTCGATGTTACCAACATAAACTTTAAATACACGTCTTTCAGGTGCTCTAACAACACGGTAAACCAACATTGCATCTTCTGAAAGTAATAATTGTTTCCAAATTCTTCTTGCTTTCTCTAACATAGAAGTACCGTAAGGTAATCTTCTATCGTCACCCAATAAACGGAAATGTGCAATCTCCCATGGGTTAAAAGTCATATTTTTATCTCTCCATTGGAAAGTAACTTGTCTTTTCTTTGGTGTTTGGTCACCCTCTTTTTGTATTTGAGTGAACATACCTTCTTCTTTACGTTCAACCTCAATGTTTGTAAGCTGAGCAGAAGAAATAATACCTTTTTTGTGGTCAATTTTTAAGAAAACAAAATTATCACCGTACTTACAAGTGTTACGAGTCCACATTGGTAATGTTGTTTGGATATCTAAAATATTATAGAATAAATCTTCTAATACATTTTTTACTCTTTTTGAATTTGATTGAATTGTAAGAATTTTACCTTGTTCACTAGGTGTACAAGATTCTTCTGCCATAATATCTAAAGCGGCTGAAATTTCTGGAGTAAACTCCATAGCCTCATAATCCATATAGGATGCAATCCTTGATGTTTCATAGTAAACTGCTTTTTGATACAATTCACTATCTACTCTTTGCCATTGAGCCTCAAGGTAGTTTTGTTGTTGTAGTTCTAGTTTTTGTTTATTATACTCCTCTTGTGATCTCATTAAATCACCATCACTAAAACTATATTTAGGAGTTGCTCTTTGAGTAGGTTTATTCTGCCCAAAAAGGTAGAACAACTTTTGATATACTGTTAAGTCTTTATTATCTGCCATTAATTGTTAAGTTTCGAAACTTGTTATTAAACATAAATATTCATTCTAAAGGTAAACCAATGAATATAAATGTGAATGTTAAACAACGTAATCACAATATACGTATGCCAAATGATTACCGTCTGGCATCACATCGTATACATATGTAGTTACATTATCTATTACATTATCACAAGTAACCGTACCTTGTCTTTTAGGTATGAACTTACTAGTTTTTTCAAAAGGTAATGGTTTCCATTTATAATTTTGGGGTCCAGCTCCACGTCTTACGTTTGGTTGACCTTGAAATGGGTTGTTTTGTGAAATGTTTCTGTTTGCCATTTTATTTTATAATTTTTCTATTTTTATCTTTATCCTTGAAACCTGTTAAACCAAGAAATACCCAATTATGTGGTGAGTCTGCCGTTTGTACGTGATTTGTTAAATCACCTCTCATCGACATGAAATTATTTTCAGTTGTATTTAATTCAGTTATTGTTTCATTTGTTGTAGTAGAAACAACCCAAGAATCTAACATCGCTTTAGCTACACCCTTACTCTTCTCAAAATCCTTAAACGATGTTTGAGAAACGAAACAACACATAGCTATTGCCATTAATAAATCATCATGATAACCTTTCATATGGTCAGGTCTACCATTTTTAAATACGAATGTATCCATCTCAGCTAAAGCCCTAACAGACCTTACTTTAAATGAATTTAAACGTATTGACTCTTCTAACTTAGTGACAATCGTATTTCTATTCTTTTGGAAGTTGAGACCTGGTAATTTACCATCTCTCATATGTTTTTCTAGATTCTTATTATTATTAACAGAATCAATACCAATTACTTGGTCGTAGTACATTCTTTTTGCTGGATAACCCAACTCAATCATTTTTAATACGGAAGAAACACCATATCCACCTGTAATATCGACAACAGCATAAGCCTCGTAACGATTACCATATTCAGTTGCTATCTCACCCAAAACATCAGGAGCTATTTTACCGTGGTATTCAGCTACTTGATTACCTGTTGTGAAATCGGTAATACAAATAGACGCAAAGTCGTCAGCTGAACCAGACGCAGCGTCGACAGACATTATATATTCATGTCCTAGGATTGGGTCTTCCCATATCCACATACCACCATCTAACCATTCAGTTCTAATAGGGTCTTGGACATTATGTTTTCTATGATATTCAATATATTTTGAGTTAATAACGTTATCACCAGAACCGTTGAAGGCACATAATAACTCTTGTGCAATCATCCTAGCGTTGTTATTTAACTGACCACACATCATTTCAAACCAAGGTGCTGTTGGTTCCCATCCTTCTTCTTCTAATTGCGCGAAATGAGAATAATCCATATCGATTTTCTCTTCTATAACCTCACCTGCCTCATTTTTCTTCTGCCATTTCATATCTTTGTTGTAACGAGGGTCTTGGAACCATCTCATCTCAACAATGTTAAATGGATTGTTTGTTTTTTCTTTAGTTTTAGCAGACATGTAAGTTTTATAGTACAATGGGTCCATACCATTAGGTGTACTAATAAGAATTGCCCTACCACCTGTAGAAAGTGCTGGTTGAGCTGCTGAATAAACTTCTTCACCACCCTCAATATATGCTGCCTCATCCATGACAAGGAGTGTAGGTGTATAACCACGTAAAGCATCCATTGAAGTTGCTACCGCTTTAACCTCAGAACCATTTCTTAAACGATAATGTTTAGCTGAATTTTTTTCAGGGTCAAACCAAGAATCACTACCAGGTCCTGCCCATACATTCATCCATGTAGGTAGTTGTGAAGTAAAATCTTTAACTTTTTTAAGGAATTCAATTGCCGTTTCTTGTTTATTAGCAAGAATAAGAACCCTTTGTGGACTGTTTGGGTCGGCTAATGCCGTCATAACAGCTATATAAGCTGCCGTTGTAGTTGATACTCCCGCCTGACGGGGTTTCATCACTATATTAAATCTTTCTCGTCTATAAGAATCAACTAATTCTTTCTGTTTAGGGAACAATTTAAAATTAACAAAACCTTTTTGTGTTTGGTCGAAAGTCTCGAGATAACTTTCTATCGCATAGATAGGGTCTTTGATACACTTAGCTATCTCTAATAATTTTTGTCCTTTATTTTGTGGTATATTAGGCATAAAAATGACGTTCTTTTATTATATAAATATCAGAACGTCATCAAAACATAATAAAAAACCCGTCTGGAGCGAACAGACGGGTTAGTGAGGGTTTTCACCTCGTAACAATCACGGTCCTAAACGTGATATATTTTTAGTATTTTCTATTAAGGATGTCAGATAATCTTCTAACGGTATCATAGTCACCATCATCAAGAGCGGCATCAATTTCTTGTTCCAATTCTCTCTTAGACCAATTTTCAGGATCGTCATATTCTTCCTCACCTTGTGGTTCTTCTCCTTTATTACCTAAAAGACCTTTTAATACCGGATCTTCTTCAGGTGTTTCACCACCCTCTTCACCGCCTTCATCACTAAATTGACCTAAAGCTGAATCAACTTCTTCTTGGTTAAGTTCTCTACGAACTTCTTCAGCTAATTCTCTAACAGCATTTTTAGCTTGTTCTTGGTCATTTAATAATCCATGTACAATTGAATTGAATTCGGCTGGTGGAAGTGTTGCTAATCTATTGAAGATATGACTCTTCATAGGTAAATCGTCAACATCAAGAGCTTCTAAGAATTTCTCCCAAATTTTTGGCCCTAGACGGATATCCCAAGGTTCAGCCTCTAAATTATCAGTTTTATCTAATACGTAATCTCTAGTTTCTTTATCGGCATCTAACCCGTGTAAAGACATTAATTCTAATACACCTTTAGTTAATTCGTGTAATAAGAAAGGGAAAGTCATACCGTGTGCAATAATTTTCGGTCTTGGACCTGAAAGGTCTACTCTAACTTGACCAGCGTGTGTACCACCCTCACTTTCGTTAGCAATGGTTTGGTCGTCAAGACCCCAATACATGAAGTCGTTACCTGCCATTAACTTACTATAATCTTGTACTAAACTTGGGTCGATACGATTCAATTGATCTTGTGCCATATGGAACAAGTTTTGACCCTTACGTGCCGCACCATGCATCATAGCGTTCATTAACCTACGTTTAGTAACGTTTGGTTTTAATTCTTGTTCTGTTTTTCCTTGAGGTGGTCTTTTATTACCTCTTCTCATTTTTAAACCCGTCTTACGGATAGGTTCACCACCCATTTCAGGGTGTCCTGTAATATGTGCTTCAAAATCTACAGCATCTTCAGGAACATCATATTCTTGACGTACTAATTGTACGGCTAATTGTTCTAATTCTCTTTTGTGACGCATTTCTTTAGGTAAAGCTCCCATCAAACCTTGAGCTAACACTCTACTAGCTTGGTCCATATTTGCATTACCACGACCCATTCTAGCTTGTAGATTGGCTCTTACATCATTCATAATACTGTCAGCCATTCTTTTAACAGTGTCAGCATCTAAATGTTCGGAGTAGTCATTCTCACCACTCTCTATTTTACGTCTAATATCGTCATTCATGTCTTCTTTTAATATAAGGTTAGAAATACTTTCTATCAATTCTCTTTTTTTCATCCTAGCTGGTTCATTCGATTCAACCATTCTAAGAATTTGTTCTTTACTCACTTTTGCCATCTTTTGTTCTTTTTGAACCCCTTGCATTTTTTTTTGGTTCAGCAAGTTAACTTTTTCTTGGTTAGCTAAATCAATTTCAGATTTAAGCTTTTGAAGTTCGTCCTGATAATATTTCATATCAGATCTTGATTTGGCCGCTAAAGCCTGTTTCATTTTTTTATCTTGTGCTTCTGATTCTGGATTAACACCTACCGCTCTACTCGCTTGGGATTGAGCTGCAGAAGCTTGAACTTTACTATTTTGTACTTGGTCTTCTAGTTCTTTAGATTTTAAATTTAAGGAATTTAATTTATCATCTATAAACCTTAACTTATCATCATAAGTTTCTTCAACCTCTCTTAATCTTCTACCCATTATTTTGATACTTTACTTTCAGTATTATTAAACACCAAATCTATAGAATACAATTTCTCTTCAACAGATTCTCGTGTTTCACCAAACCTAAAGACTAATCTTTCTTCAGGGTAGTCTTCATCACTGTCTTCTAATTTTTCCCAACCTAATGCAATTATACCCTCAACAGCGTTGTAAACTTGGAAAACTCCAGAATTTTGAACTAATTCTAAATCTAATTCATTAGTTCTTAAGTTCCCTACAAATTTAATAAAACTTGGGTCAGGTGTCAAATCATTCTTATCAGAAATAACAGAAGATTCGTACCAACTTTCATCCCAATCTAAATTGGTTTTATCAGAAAAGAGGAACTCAAACATGTGTTCCCCTTTAAAGTTAGTTCCAATTTTATTTATGTATATTAAGTATAATTCTTTACCCATTAGAATCTACGATTTCTTGCCTTTGGAGCTGGTTCCTCACCTGGCGTAATATGAGGTGGAGGAGTAAACGGTCTCTTAGAAGGGCTTGGTTTATCTGTACCTGGTTTACCTGGTTTTACATCAGGTTTAGTACTAGGTTTAGTTGGTGCTGGAGCTGGATTCATTGGTCTAAATCTTTTTTTGTTACTTGGTAAAGTATCATCAAAATCATCCATATAATCAATATTTCCAACAGGGAAAGGGAAACTGAATTTCTCTTTATAATCTATTGTATAATCTAAACCATTAGGCAATGTACTATTTGATTCGTAACCAAAAGGGTTATTTACATAAGGTTCGGTTATTTCATCTTCACTACTAATGTTAGGTTGATTACCTACAAATCTTTTACCAGAACCACCACATTCAGTACATTGTGGAATACTACCTCTGTTGAAACCGATTGGTTGTCTCATGTGACCTCTACCTTGACATGTTGGACAGCTATCATCGTCGTCCATATAATCATACTCACCTTCAGGGTATTCATAATTATAATCTACATATTTCTCATCGTAAGGTTTTGTTCTTGACCATTTATCTTTAGCCTTTGGAGCTGGTTCCTCACCTGGCGTAATATGAGGTGGAGGAGTAAACGGTCTCTTAGAAGGACTTGGTTTGTCCGTGCCGGGTTTACCTGGTTTTACATCAGGTTTTGTTGTTGGTTTAGTTGGTGCTGGAGCTGGGTTACGAACGTCATCTTCCATGTAATCCATATAGTCAACACCACTTAAAGCATTTTTAAGTTTACCTAACTCATCAAATCTAAATGTTCTAGGGAATCTCTCACCCTCTCTGTGTAATTCATATCCGTTATTTGTTACTTTAACAAATCCGAAAGAACCCACAACCATATTATTATCGATATGTGTGGTTCTACCACCTAATTTGGCTTTAATTTTTCTTAAATGTGTGTCTAACTCATGCATTTCTAAATTTCTACTGCCAGAACTTAAACCACGTTTAACATCTCCAGCAAATTTAGACATATAATCAGTATTTTTTTCATAGTATGGATAAGTCTCATCTTCATCAGACATCCAATCCTCGTCACCAAAATATTCTTGTCGATTTTCATCTTCATAATATGGTAACTCATCGTTCAAAAGTTCTTCACCTTGTTCAATTGTCTCATCACCAGGACCATAAAGTTCTTCTTCATCATCCATATAATCAACATCAACCTCTTCTGGGTCGAATAACATATATTGTGATTCACCTGTTCTTCTATATGGTTCATCTTGTGAAACTAAATCATCGTATTTACCTATTTGAGCATCTTCATCCCAATCCATCATAGGTTTTTCACTATCACCAGGGAAAGAAGCTTGAACAAATTCAGATTTTTCTTCAGGACTCATTGAATTCCAATCAACCATGTCATCCGATTCCACTTCTCCAGTACCGCCACAGTTAACACATTCTTCATAATTCTCATCATATCCAGAACCATCACAATTTACACAATCGTCATCGTCCATGAAGTCAATTTCTTCGTCAGAACCTTCAGCTTCATCATTTTTAATGGTACGAATAAGGTCTTTTTTATCTTCATTATCCATTCCGTCTAAGTCTAAAGCTGAAAGAACACTTTTAGCAACCCATTTACTCATATCTGAAGATATGTCTTCAGTATCTCTAATTTTTTGACCTAATTTACCAGTCATTTTTTGGATACTCTTGATTGGGTCATCTTCATCGGATAATTCATCATCTCCACCTTCTAAATCTAAGTCATCTCCACCTCCGAAATCAACTTCTTCAGAATCCCCACCTTCATCTCCACCACCAAAGTCAAAATCAGGTGTATCTCCACCTTCAGCATCACCACCAAAATCAAAATCAGGGGTTTCATTTCCACCACCTTCTCCACCGCCGAAATCAAAATCGGTTGCTGGTTCAGATTTCTTTTTTGTTTTTATAACAAATTTCTTTTCTTCGATAAGGTCAGGAGTTAATACATCAGTATCTTCTAACATTAAGTTAAGAATTCTAACTGCATGTTCGTAGGACTCGAATTGGTGTTTGTTTTTATTAGCAACACCACCAATAAAATCGAAATTAGAACCGTCAGTAGATTCTTTAATGAAATATTTTTTATTTTCTCTTACAACACCGTAAAATTTACCGTCTGGTGACTTTTTAATTAATTCTACAGCTGAGACTAATTTAGATTCATTAATAGGTTTTCTATTACCCATTAATTCTCTCATTCTTTGTAAGTCTTTATTAGTTAAATTACCCATATTTTTCTTTTTTGTTTAGATTAATCTTCTTAGAAACAAGCACTACCTTTAATAAAGGTTGAACAAGTATTGCTTATTACTTTTTTAACACAAATTTCGGTTGTTGAACCTGTTACTTGGTTTAATGTTGTTGTATATCCGTATTTGTCAATGTATTGTACAACACAAGCTGACGTACCTGATACTGTGTATAAATATCCTTGTACATTTTCGTACCCAGAAATAAGTAAACCACTTTGTATACTATTAACACCAGTATTGTAAGGTGATTCATTATTACAGATATCAGGACAAGGTGTCTGTGATTGTAATAACGCGGATAATAATTCTTCAGTTGTTCCTGTCATTTTTAAATGTTTTTATATAAATATCTCCTACTCTCAAGAGTTACAGATTTATCGTAGGCAACGGTTTTGATGTCGGAAAGTCTCTCTAACATACCGTTACGTCTTAAAACCTTAAATACCATATTCTCAACAGAAAACTCACCAACCTCATCTAAACCTGCTTGACGCATTTTTTTGATTTTGTCTTTTATTTTATCAGATTTTTCTACAACATCATCGTATTTCTTTTCGTCTTTCATCTCATCATAGAGAGAATCAATTGAATCCATAATACGTTCAGCTTTTAATCTAACATTAACATCATCAACTTTAATAGGTTTCTTTTCTGGGTGGATAATCCACTCATTTCTTAATATGGAATACACACCTGAGGAAACATGTTCTTCAGCTATATCTTGAACGTAAAGTTCAACATCAAAACCATAAATTTTTATATCATGACTATCGTTCCATGCAGTACTTTTAGTCTTTAAAAAGTCTTGTACTAAAGATTCGTCAACAGGAACGTCTTTATAATCAATAAGGATATGTAAATCAACATCGGAATATTGAGACCAATTGTAGTTTGCTAAACTACCAGTAAAAGTTACATCTTCAATATCAACACCAGGTAATTCTAAACCCTCAAAATAGTCATCAGCTATTTTAAGTAATGTTTTTCTAATTTCTGGTTGTAGTTTTTGATTCTCATCCCATATTCTAGGGTTAAGTTCATCCTGCATTTTAAATCCAGTCAAATCAATTGACCTATTACTTTTAGCGACTTTCTTCACTTCCTTTATTTGTGTAGCCTTTTTCATCTACATTATAAATATTCGAGATATTTATTAAAAAGAATGAAAAAGAAGATTATTTTATGACTTACTATGAGAGAAATAAAAAAGATATTTTAGAAAAAAGAAAACAACATTATCTTAGTAAAAAAAATGACCCTGAATATAAAGAAAAAAGAAAAAATTACCAAAAAACTTATAAAAAATTAAATAAAGATAAGTTGACGGAATATAATAAGTTATGGAAAGATAACAATTCAAATTACTGGGAAAAATATTATTCAGACAATAAAGAAAAAATAGTAAAAAATAGTGTAGAGTATCAAAAACTAAAAAGAAAAAATAATCCATTGTATAAATTATCCATTAAAATAAAAAATCAGGTTAAACAAAGTCTTAAAAGAAAAAAATACACTTCACAAGTAAAAGTAAATCAAATATTAGGTTGTTCATTTGAAGATTTTAAAAGGCATTTAGAATCTAAATTTGAAGATTGGATGTCTTGGGATAATTATGGTTTATATAATGGTGAATTAAATTACGGTTGGGATATAGATCATATTGTACCCTTATCTTCGGTAAAGACTAAAGATGAGTTATTACAATTATTTCATCACACAAATTTACAACCACTTTGTAGTAAGGTTAATCGTAATATTAAAAGAAATAAGTTATTGTAATAAAATGAAGAGAAAAATCATATTAAAAGAACATCAAATCAAAAAACTAATTGAGTCACGTATTAATGACTTCAATATAGAAGATATTGCTTCAAAGTTAGAAGCTATAGACTGTTCGGGGGAAGATTTAAAGTATTTGGTTAATAATATTCTTAAACAATATGGTTACGAAGATGTTAAAGTTCTTTTCTTAGGACATGATGAGCAAACAAAAGACCTCCAATATATTGTTTATACCGAAGGTCCTATATTTGTTTACAAAACTAAATCTGAAGTATCACCCGAAGATAGACCTTGTCTTACAATTTACGACGTAAAAGTTTTTCAACAGATTTAATCTATTTTCATAAAATCCTTAATTTTATCTAAAGGAATTGTATCAGGAAAACTACAATATTTTGTAGCAGTTGGTAACATATTTTTTATGTTATTTTTGTCCGCATCATTAAGAATAACCATTATTGGTTCCTGTTCTGAGTCGTAAATTTTATCACCTATTTTAACTTTCATGACTATATTTGACCTATATGTTTTAGATATTCAGAATAATTTCTTTGTGTTGTTAGGTTAGACAAACTTTCATGAACACTTTTTATGTACTGTTCAGTTGTAATTCTCTTTCTTTTATATCGAGATGTTAAATACTCGATAGACTTAATTGATTCGTTGATTTTAGGTACGTTAATTGAACCTACTTCTATTTTATTTTCCATATTTTAATTACTTAAAGGCGCTTTAATTGTTGAGTGTGGGTTATAATCATTTAGAATAAACATATCCCAATGTAATCTAGGTATTTTTTCTATAAAAGAAAAATTAGATGAATCTAAAAACTCGTAAGCCATTTTAATAGTTGGTAATTGTCTAACGTTACGACTTAATTGTTCTTTAGCCTGTTCAAGGTGATTAGAATATAAGTGACAATCACCTAGATTACCTATTAACTCACCAGGAATCATATTAACTTCCTTAGCTAGTATCATTAATAATAAACCGTATGAGGATATATTAAATGGGAGACCTAGAAACGTGTCAACTGAACGCTGATTCCACATTAAAGAAATTCTTCTATTTGGTAATCCGTATTTTGTAAGATATAAATCCACCTCCTCATCACTATTACCCCAAAATTTATCCGAATTTGGTTTATCCTCAGGTTTTTGTTCTAATATATAATTTGTGACTAAATATCTTTTCTCCTCAATTGATATTTCTTCAGTATACAATTGGAAACCGTAATGACAAGGTGGTAATACCATATGATGTAATTCACCAACATTCCAAGCATTAACCATCAATCTCCTACTATCAGGATTTTGTCTTAATTCATTAACAACTTGTTTGATTTGGTCTATAGTTTGGGAATGGTATTTTTGACCAGCGTAGTTTACGATTTCATTTTCCCAACGTCTCCATTGTTTACCGTATATAGGTCCTAGTTCACCCCACTTCTTAGCAAACTCATCATCTGTTTTGATTTTGTTGATGAATTCTTCTTTTGTTAATGGTCTACCACTTTCGTGTAAATCTTCTTTAGTTGCTTTCATTTTTATCTTTATATTTCCATATGTAACCCATAGATGATTTACATCTACCTTTACAACAATTTGTTATGTTTCCACCGTTACTAAAACCTAATGACCTTGCAGCATTTGCTGCACAGTCAAACTCATTTAAAAAATTACCGTCCATATCAAATTGTAATACTGGTTTTTTATTCTTTTCGTGAGTTTTCCATAAAAAAGTTGAGTAATCGGTGTTCTCTAATCTCTTTTTTTCTTTTTCTTCCCAGTTTGTATTTTCTTTTATTTTTTTAATACGTTCTGGGTTTTTATAATCTATTCTAGATGCTCTTTCTTTTAGTTTCTGTTTTTTATCTTCCTCGTCAATAAAACTATTCAAATGCTTACTACGTTCTGGATTATGAAATATTGGGTTTGAAAAATCTATAAACTTAGATGTATCACCACCATCACCTCTTTCTTCACGTAAGTTAGCCCATTCTTTTGATTCAACAATGTTAAATAAACTACTAAGTTCTATACCTTTTTTAATTAATTGTTCTAAATCATAAGTCTCAAATACAACTTCAGTCTCAATATCATCAACCGTTAGGGAATGCTTAGCGATGTGACGTTTCCAAATCTTACCACTACCTAAGTATGTAAATGGATTCTTAGTAGTTTTACCTAAGTATTTTAACCCAAATGGACTAGTTTTAATGTACAAATAGTATTTTGTTTCCATATCTTCTTTTATTATAAATATGGTGATGATTACAAAAACTATAAAATATTTTCATCTTTTTTTAATTTCTCACATTCCTTTAAATAGGCTTGGTAGCAGTCTCCATCCCATATATGACAATTATTGTCTAAGAGATATTTGATGTTTGTTTCTCCTCTAAGAAACCATAATAGCTCGGTGACAATCGCTTTAAAAGCCATTCGCTTGGTGGTAAGGAGAGGAAATCCGTCCCGAAAATCATGTCGGAGTTGTCTTCCAAATACTGAAATAGTACTTCCGTTTCTAGTTTCTTTTGTAACCCCATTACTGAGGATATCCTCTAAAAGATTAAGATACTGTTTTTCTATTTTGCTCATTTATTATTTCTGAAACTCTGTTTAACAAATTTGTTGGGTCTACATCCTCATTTCTCTTAGTGGGGTATTTTTTGATGTGTTTATTAAACACCTCACCCTGACTTTCGGCTATCTCAAACCTTAGATAATCTTTGTACTCTAAATTAGAATATGTGTAACGACGACCAGCATTGAATGTGATGATTAATTCTTTCTTTTCTTGATTATAATCAGAAGAAAGAATGTTAGACGATTTAAATAGACAAGTAATCACACCGTCTTTTTCCGTTCTCTCAACAAACATTACGCCATATATGTTATCCAATTCTTTATTGTACTTAAATGGTGTACCTCTGTTTGAACATTACTGTCTCCGTGCATGGAGAGTATTAAATAATCACCTGAAACGGTTAGGGATACTTTATTGTAGTCACTAGAAACTACTGAAGTATCAAATTCTTTTGCATTTGGGTTGTCTTTGAACCAAATTGTAACTCTATTGTAAATCATATTAAAACTTTTTTAATAATCTAATTATTTTCTCTTAAAAAGAGAATGTTATCGTAAATTAACCAACTTTCTTTTAATCTTAAAAATCTTTTCTTTATATGGTTGAATCTCTTCTTCTACTAAATGGTCAAATTCAAAGTTTTTACTAGACATAGCACTTCTTTGGGCATAACTTTCTCGAACATATGAGATTTTATTCTCAATTCGACAAATTTTCACCTTATAGTACCAATATAATGTATGTTTCTTCATAAACTTTTCTTTTACCCAATTGTAAATATATTTCGATAAAAAGAAAATCATCATAAAATGAAAAAAATGGTACCTAAACTAAAGGTAATCTTGAAAGGTTCCTTTAAAGAGTCAATTCGTCTTGGTGATTCAAAAATTAAACCTGAACACATTTTATTATCAGTTTTTAATGATAAGAAGAATGAGGCGACTGAAGTTTTTGAAGAAATGGGATCTGATGTAACAGATTTAATGGAAAAGTTAGAAGGCTACTTGAGACTTAAAGTAAAAAATCCTAATATTGTAGAAGTTAAGATTGTTCCTTTCAGTGAGTCTTCAAAAAACGCCCTTAGTTCAGCAGAACTTGAATCAGATAAATTAAGGGATGAATTTATAGGGGTAGAACATTTAGTTTTATCCATATTAAAAAATAAAACACTAGATGGAACAAAAGTTTTAGGAAATCAGGGTATTACCTATAGAACTTTTCGAGAAACTTTATTAAATTTAAAAGAACAAAAAATAACAAATATGACAGGAGATTTTGAAGAATTAGACGACTTTAACAAGAAAGCAAAAAAAGCTTCACAAGGTAAGTCAACAACACCAATCCTTGATAACTTTGGCCGTGATGTAACCAAATTAGCTGCTGAAGGTGGGATTGACCCTATTATTGGTAGGGAAGACGAAATTGAAAGGGTGTCACAAATCCTTTCAAGACGTAAAAAGAACAACCCAATCCTTATTGGAGAACCAGGTGTTGGTAAGACCGCCATCGTGGAAGGGTTAGCTCTTAAAATCGTAGAGAGAAAGTGTCCACGTATTCTCTTTGATAAACGTGTGGTTAGTTTGGATTTAGCATCCCTCGTTGCTGGAACCAAATATCGTGGTCAGTTCGAGGAAAGAATGAAAGGGATCATGCAGGAACTTGAAAAAGCTCACGATGTTATCCTTTTCATTGACGAAATTCATACAATGGTGGGTGCAGGTAACGCATCAGGTTCTCTTGACGCTTCCAACATCTTAAAACCAGCATTAGCTCGTGGTGAAATCCAATGTATTGGAGCTACAACTCTTGACGAGTACCGTGAAAACATCGAAAAAGACGGTGCGTTAGCAAGACGTTTCCAAATGGTTCTAGTTGAACCGCCTTCAAAAGACGAAACCCTTATTATCCTTAACAACATTAAGGAAAAGTATGAAGATCACCACAAAGTGACTTATACCCCTGAAGCTGTTGAAGCTTGTGTTAAGTTAGCGGACCGTTATATTAACGACCGTGAACAACCTGATAAGTCTATCGATATTATGGACGAAGTTGGGGCAAGAATGCAAGTTCACATTAAACCACCACAAGAAATTCTTGAGTTGGAAGAGAAGTTAGGTGATATCGGTCGTCAAAAGAACGATGTTGTTAAAGCTCAACGTTACGAAGATGCAGCTAAACTTCGTGATGAAGAAAAGAGATTACAAGAAACTCTTGAACAAGCCACCGATAAGTGGGCTAAAAATCTTGACAAGGTTAGACCTGTTGTAAATGAAGATGATGTTGCTAAAGTTGTATCGATGGTTACTGGTATTCCTGTCACTAAAGTAGGCCAAAGTGAGACTGAAAAACTTAAAAACATGGACAAAGAGGTTAAGGAGAAAGTTATCGGTCAAGACCCAGCTATCGACAAAATCACTAAAGCGATTAAGAGAAATCGTGTTGGTATTAAGAACCAAAAGAAACCTATCGGTTCTTTCATGTTCCTCGGACCAACAGGTGTAGGTAAAACTCACTTAGCTAAAATGTTGGCTGAAAGTATCTTTGGCTCCCCTGACGCTCTTATCCGTGTTGATATGAGTGAATACATGGAGAAACACTCTGTATCTAAATTAATCGGAGCTCCTCCAGGTTATGTAGGTTACGAAGAAGGTGGTCAGTTGACTGAAAAAATCAGAAGAAAACCATTCTCAGTTATTTTGTTAGATGAAGTTGAGAAGGCACATCCTGATGTATTCAACATCTTACTCCAAGTTTTCGATGATGGTCACTTAAGTGATGGTTTAGGTAGAAAGGTAGATTTCAAAAACTGTCTTATCATCATGACATCTAACGTGGGAGCACGTAAACTTCAAGAGTTTGGTACTGGTGTTGGTTTCGGTACACAATCTAAGTTGGATTCAGCTGACGATGCAGCTGAAGGAGTTATCCAAGACTCACTTAAAAAGGCGTTTTCACCTGAATTCTTGAACCGTCTTGACGATATCATCATCTTCAAGTCTCTTGACAAGGATGATATTAAGAGAATCGTAGATATTCCTTTAAATGAGGTTATCGGACGAGTAAAAGAAATGGGTTATAACCTTAAAATTGATGATACGCTTAAAGAATATCTTATCGAAAAAGGTTACGATGAAAAATATGGAGCACGTCCTCTTAACAGAGCAATCCAAAGATACGTTGAAGACCCAATCGCTGAGAGAGTATTGGATGGTGATGTAAACATTGGTGATACAATCACAATTTCTTACGACACCAAAATCGAGGATGTTAAACTCGATGTGAAGAAACCTAAAGCCTCTAAGAAAAAAGAGGATAAAGGTGAGTAATCCTGTCTAAAAATAAAACCCCGAGTAATCGGGGTTTTTTTATTGCATTTTTATTATTACCTTTGAATAAACTAAAAAACTATGAACATATACTTTTGGAACAAACGTAGCCTTGAAATGGAAAAGGTGTCTTATTTTAAAATCATACCTATTATTGTAGGTATTTTAGGTATAATTACCTGTCTGTTAGTCACCACCTATAACAGTGGTTTCGACTCAGGTAAAAGAGCTGAAATTATGGAAAAAGACGTAATAGTCTTATATCAAGAAGTTGAGAATACTTCCTTTACTCGTAGAAATTTTTATGAGTATCTAAAAGAAATCAATATTAAATTCCCTGAACTTGTTTTCGCTCAAGCAATGAAAGAATCGGGATTTAAATCACCTCTTTGGAAAGAGAATAACAATCCTTTTGGGATGAAAGAGGCTAGTAAACGTCCAAATAAACAAAATGGTACCCAAGGTAATTACGCTTATTACGATACTTGGAAGGATGCTGCTTTAGATTACGCACTTTATCAATGTTATACAGGACTTAGTAAGTTAAAAACGGAAAAAGAATACCTAGCTTACCTAAAGGCTATGAATTATTATGATTCTGAACACCCCAATAACGGAAATTACTTGGAGGATTTGAAACATATCGCTGATAATATAGAAGATTATTTAAAAGAACCGAAGGATAAATAAAAAAAGGGGTTTTAGAACCCCTTTTTTTTCTTACCACCGTAAGGTATTTTCATCACAGGTATTCTATCCTGTAGGACTTTTGTGTTTTTAGTTACACTAGGGAAACCAATTCTATCATTTTTATGGAACTGTAAAAATCTATCAAATTCTTGTTGTACCAAAGTCATTACTTCTTCATGAGTAAGTTCGGGGTTTTTTCTTTTAACCTCCATCATTATTTCAGTGAACTTATCTTGAGTTCCCATACTACCTTCTCGTATTAACTGTTTTGCTTTATCTAGATTACTCATAGTTTTATTCTTTTTTATCTGACATACCACCAACTTCTGGGGTTTTAGTTTTTAATTCCTCAAAAACAACAATTTTTAATTCTTTTTCAAATTCTAATTGTAATGCTTTCAATAGTTCACTTCTAACTTTACCTTCTAATATTTGTAGACCACTAATGTTTGTGATACATTTATGACCACCCGAATTAGCTTGAATTACATCCCACCAAGAAACTTTCAAAAGTCTTAAAACACTCATAATTTGGTCTCTATTGGGGGCTGAGTTTAATTCAATGTAAGGTCTATCTAATAAGTTTTTTAAAGCGTTGTGCCATCTTTCAGTTGTATATTCAGGTTTTGAACCAGGAGGAACTTGTTTTCTCCAATCAAAACGAACACCGTTCTTTTCACCAACAATACCACCTTCAGTTTCACCATATATTGCTAATAAATCATGGAAAGTAAAACCAACGGCACCTTCACCAGCTTCTCTTTCTGTAGCGTATTTTATACGTTCAAGGGTTACATAGTTATTTTTAAGTGTTGATTCAAATCTCTTTAATACTCTTTGTGTTATCTCACCTAAATTGACACCCTTTAACGCTCTTTCCCCTTTGAATGGATTACAACTTGATTGTAAAATACCCATTGGCCAAACAATGATTAAAAAATTAGCATCAGGGAAATTTTTAAAAGGTACATAACGGTCGTAAGCGCCAGGTTTAGATAAAGGACCACCACCCCATTGTGAAATAATACCCGTTACAGGGTCGTATTTTACATTTTCACTAGTTCTCATAGTTTCCTGATAAATTCTAGCATTTTGTGCCATAACTTCAGGTGAAACATATCCAGATTCTCTAGCTAATCTTACAATATTGTGGAATATATTAAGAAGTGATGGAGTACATTCCATTACTAACTTCTCTAAAAATTGTGGTTTGTTTTTGTAAGCCAATAAAAGTTTATTAGTTACAAGAGCCATCGTCTTTTTATTATGTTCTAAATCTTTTTCTTTATCTAAAGCAAAAACATAATTCATAACCTGTTCAGGGTTAATCCCCATTCTAGCATAATCAGCACTATCTATTGTTGAAATCATTTTGATATCTGATTGTGGGAATAATTCTTTTGGAGAAACAATTTGTGAGATTGTTTCAACGTTTGACCTAGCCTGTCTAAACGATTTTGATGTATCACTTACAGCACCAACTTGTTTATCGTGGTGGTCAGTATGTATAACAAACATTGGTTTACCGTGGGCAAAGTCAACTAAAACTGGCATTATATCACCCCTTGCCATAGGTTTCTTAATTGTGAATTCCTTATCACCATATTGAATAATTTCTGCCTCAACAACTTTAATACCGTGTTGTTCGAGATAATATTTCATTGCAATAGCAGTGGTAACACCATCTAAGTCTTGGTGAAAGTATATTTTGGCACTATCATATCGTTGAGCTAACTCTTTGATATTTCTAATACCTGACTCAATTAAAAGATATTCGTTTTCTAATAAAAATGTTGCCATTTAAAAATCTTTATTAATAAATATCACGAATTTTCTTTCAATTTATCTTCTTGGATTTTTATATATTTCCAATAATATCCGTTACAACTTTTACCTTTACCCTTTAAAACTTTTATTAGGTTTGAAGAATTTGTCATATTATAAAAATTACATGCCTCAATAATTGAGTCCCACTTTTTTATAAAAATACCGTCTAATGTGTACTGTTCTATAGGTTTTTTTGCCTTTTCACGTGCGCATTTTTTTGTTGGTGAAATTCTTCTTCAAGTTTTATAGCTATCAAAAAATTTGTAAAATCTTCATATAATTGAGATAATTCTTCTTTATCTTCATTTGGAATTCCTTCTAAGAAGGACATTTTTTCGTATTTTTCAACTAATTCTTTTTTAATTTGTTTCATATTGTTTTTATTTTATTCTTTAATTAGTGACATAGTGAATTCAACCATCTCTTTAATCCCATTATCTATTGTTAATTGATTTGACCCATAAAAATAATTATCTACGTTATGAACGATAAATTCAGATAACATTTTGAATTGGTTTAAGTTTGGTGATAACCTAATTTCATTTTTTAGCTTTGTTTGATTACAATACCCAACATCGTTATTTTGTTTAAACACACACAAAATATCTGTGTTTGGAAAACCCCAAATCAATTGATAAGAGTCAACAAACTCATTTAAGTATCTAAGATATAAGTAACAATATTTGTTAACCAAAATATCATAGAAATATTCTGTTTCTTTTTGAAGATAGATGTGTAAAAATTCATGGAACACAATCCTTTCAATTTGATTAATATCATCTATTGATGGATTCGCATTAATATGAATTGTTTTGTCAATAAAATAACCATCGCTATTTCCAGAGTCTTTATATTTTATTTCAATAGGATACTTAACTAAAACATTAGTTTTATTAAAAATATTATCTATAATAAGTTTTATCTCATATTCTGTAATAGTTTTATTTATCTTTAAGTTTCTCATAACGATTACAAAGTTACTACTCTTTTTTATTTTCATTATCGGTTAATATCCTAATAGTTTTAACATTTGACCCATCTTCTTTTATTAATAATTGAGGTGTTATCACATCAAGTTTTTCGTAATTAGTTTCCACACCTCTTAGAATATCGGAACTAACAAAACAATTATCTTTTATCGACCAGAATGATTCCATCTTTAAAAATGGTTTATAACCACTAATTAAAACAATATAGTCTTTTATTTGTAAACCTTTTGTAGTTTTTTTAGTTGTTGTTAATTTATAACAACCAGCATCAATTTCATCCATATTAATTTTTTTTTTACTAATATACTACTTTTTATTAAGAAAAGCAATACATTTATCTATTATTTCTTTTTTATTTCCCCACCTATATTCCGAATCCCATATAACCATTACCTCAAAACCATGTTGTTCAGCTAACATCTTTTTATGTTCATCTCTATCCCATATCTCTTGTGCTGTTAAGTCTTTTCTAAATGGATTTGGGGTATCATTAGGTTTATATTTATTTGGGTTCCCATGATAATCATCCCCATTATACTCAATTATTTTTTTATTTTTTAAATCAGTATAATCATATCGATAAAAACCATGTTCATCGCTCAAGACAAATTCACCACCTTTTTTAGCGAATAATATGTTATTTAATTCATTGACACTAACATCTTTTATTAATTCATGAAATAAGTCTTGTGAAATCTGTGAATAACCAGATTTTAATTTACCATTTTTATATAATGTTTCTTGCCATTTTACTTGTCTTTCAACGAATCGTTTTTTACCCTCATTTTCACCATATTTTTCAATACATTTTTCTAATGTAAACGTTCTTTGGTATTCACTTACTTTTAATTTACTTTCTTCCTTAGTATATCCTTTATTAACCCAATATTCTATATTGGATGGTATTATTCTTTTTTCAAAATCAACTTGTTTTGCAGCTTCAGTTTGGTTTTTACTAATAATTTCTTTTGCTTCATTTTCAGAATACCCCCTGTTAACCCAGAATTCAGAATTTGTTGGTGTTAAACAAATACGTTTTATTTCTTCTTCAGAGTAACCTTTATCAACTAACATTTTTTTAGATTTACCATGATAAGTTTTAACACATTTAGATGATTTTTGTTGTTGTTTAGAAATCTCTTTGATTGCTTCTTCCTTAGTATAACCTTTATTAATCCAGTATTCCTCACATAAACGATTTCTTTGTTTTAATTCTTCATTACGTTTATTAATTTCTTCTAAAGCATTATCCTCAGACCAACCACGTTCTATAAAATATTTAACATCACCCCACTTTTTAGTCTTAAAATTATAATTCTTAACTAACCAACCACGCATCAACGATAACGAAACAACGCCTTCTTGTTCTTCTAATTTTACCATTAGTGATTCCATTTCTTTTTTAATTGTTTCGTTATTGTAGCGTATGTTTTTATCTAACTTTAAAACATGGTTTTTAAAAGTTTCCAAATCTGGAAACACCTCATTTACTTCTTTATACCCTTTACTTGTTTTTATCTTCATGATATCTATTTTATAATAAATATCACGAAGTTTTTAAAACTTCGGACTAATTGGTATTAGAAACCAATATTTTTTTTAATTCTTCAATTGTTATTTTTTTAATAGAGTTATCACGTTTATCTTTTATAATTATCTCAGTATCAGCGACATAGCATTTACCAACACCAGTAGGGCCTAAGAAAATAAATGAACCAACTGGTTTATTTTTATCCTTGATACCAACACGATTTCTCTTGATAGCTTTAACAACTTTTAATACAGCATCATCTTGACCGATAACTTTACCGCTAAGGTCTTTGTCCATATTCATAAGTCGTTTACTTTCTTGAGTTGAAATCTTAGTTAATGGAATCTTAGTAGCGATAGACACAACTTCAGCGATGATATCAACATCAACCGTTGTAATCTTCTTATCTAATTTGTTTGTCCATTCTTTCATTGAAGCTTCAAGGTCTTCTTTAACCTTTTTCTCTTCATCTCTAAGCTTAGCAGCTTCTTCGTATTTTTGTTTTAATACAACTTCCTTCTTACGCTCATTGATTTCGTTCTTTTTAGCTTCTAATTCTCTAATGTAATCAGGTTTTTCTACACCAACATTTGTACTAGCACCAGCCTCATCTAAAATATCGATTGCTTTATCAGGCATAGCTCTATCCATAATGTAACGAGCAGCTAACTTAGCACATTCTTCGATAGCTTCATCAGTGTATTTTACACGGTGATGCTTTTCGTATTTATCTTTAATGTTATGAAGCATGACGATTGTTTCGTCAAGACTTGGTTCTTCAACTAATACTTGTTGGAAACGTCTTGTTAAAGCACCATCTTTTTCGATATTCTCACGATACTCATCAAGTGTTGTAGCACCAATTACTTGAAGTTCTCCACGAGCCAAAGCTGGTTTGAAGATATTACTTGCATCTAAAGAACCAGACGCATTACCAGCACCAATAATTGTGTGAAGCTCATCGATAAATAGTACAATATCAGGGTTTGCTTTACACTCTTCAAGAACCGCTTTCATACGTTCTTCGAATTGGCCACGATACTTAGTACCAGCAACAATTGAAGCTAAATCAAGTGAATAAATTCTTTTACCAATAAGAGTTCTAGGAGCATCACCTTCGTATATTAATTGAGCAAGGCCTTCAACTATGGCAGTCTTACCCACACCTGGTTCACCAATCAATACTGGGTTATTCTTCTTTCTACGTGAAAGGATTTGACTAACACGTTTAATTTCGTCTTTACGACCAACAACTGGGTCTGTTTCACCACGTTCAACAGCTTTAGATATATCTCTACAGAAGTTATCTAATACTGGTGTTTTACTTTTTGGTTCACCACTTTTTTGTTTTTTCTTGAATGAATCGCCAAACGATTCTTCTTGTTCATCACCTTCGAATGAACCTTTACTGAAATCATTCCTCATTTCTTTAACTGCTTTTTTAAAACTATCATAATTTATACCCCTAGTCATTAAGAAAAATGTAATAGGGTTTTTGGAGAACAATAACGCTAACATAACATGAGGTACATCAATTGCGTTATCGTTTAATTTTTCACATTCTGCATCGGTTGACCTTAGCAATGAATCTGATTCTTTTGAAAACGGCAATGTTCTTCTCCCAACATTACCCACTCTTGGTGTCATATCAGTCTTTCTAACTTGGTCTGCGACTAAATCATAAAGTTCTGGGATATCAACACCCATTGTTTTTAAGGCGTTAACACACTCATTATCATTATCCGCTAATATAGATAATAATATATGGGCTGGTTTAACATTTACATCATCAAATATCTTTGCTTCTTTGGTAGCATTATTCATGATTTTCTTTACCTTCGGTAGGACTTCGTATTTGTTCATATAAGCAAAGATACTAAAAAAATTATTATAAATCAAGTTTAATTTTGTACTTGATTCTTTAAATAAATATTAGTATATTTGCAAATAAAAGAAGTATGTACGCACCAAGATTATCTAGAAAAAGGGTTAAAATAGAGGTTTTGTTCAAAACAAAGCCTGATTCTAATGATTTAGGTACATATAAAATTGAATATTCTGGAACAAATCTTAATTTGGATATTCAACCACCATTTCTTTTTATAACTTATTCCGATGATTCGGCTAAAGATTTTACAACTAAAGTACTTAAACTTAACGAAATAGAATCTTTTAAAGAATATTTTGAACCATATCCATCGGAAAAAAAATCTTAACATAACATAACAAATATAAAAACAACAAAAAATGATTCTTAAAAAACAAGAAAAAAACGGTGTTATCAAAGCGATGTACGGTTCAGCAACTGTATTGGCATCAGTATTTGATACTACAAAAAATGAACTAACAGTTATCTTTAACAACGGTGGTAAATACTCTTATGCTGGTGTAACTGAAGCTGACTACAAGGCTTTTGAAACATCTGACAGCCAAGGCAAAACTCTTAACTCAACAATTAAGAAATACCCTTTCACTAAACAAACTCCAATGGAAGCTAATATCTTAACCTCAATGGTTAATGAAATTGAGCAATTGAAGAAAGCTCAAGGTGATGATTCAGTAGGTGTTACTGATGAAAAGAAATTAGTTGCTTCAATGTCATTAGTAGTTGCCGAGTACTTAAATACTGGTAAAATCAACGCTAACGTGTTGAAAGAAATAAAAGGGTTATTAAACCCAGCACCTAAAGCCGTTACTGCTTAATGAATTCAGCTGATAAGCAATAATTTTTGAACTTTTCAGTAAAGCAACATATTTATTCTATATGGATAAATATTTTGTTTATATATATTTTGATAGCAAAAGACCTGAGTGTATAACAATAGACGGTGTGTTATATCATTTTACACCAATTTATGTAGGTAAAGGAACGGGTAAACGAGATAATACACACTTAAATTTAGTTAGAAATAAAATAAAGTTAAATAAGCGACTAACTAAATTTCAATATCGTTTATCAGAAATGATAAGTGATGGTAACACGCCGTTAATTGTTAGACATAAAGATAATATGACTAATTCTTTAGCATTAAAACTTGAATCTAAAATTATTGATGAACTAAAATTAATAGATGAAGGTGGTTATTTGTATAACTTAGTTAAAAATGGCACACACGGAAACACAAATAGACAATTTGATGATGATTGGAAAAAGAAATTATCAATTGCTAAATTAGGTGAACGTAACCCAATGAAGTTAGAAGAAAATAAAACAAAACTATCTATAGCTAAAAAGGGAAAGACCCATAGTGAATTAACAAAGGAGAAAATTAGTAAAAAAACTAAGGGCGTGAATAACCCTAATTTTGGTAATTATAAAACTGTTATACAAAAAAATATTAAAGGTGAAGAAATAAAAATTTGGTATAACGGGCTTAAAGATATATCAGAACAAACTAAAATAAATCAATCAAATATTATTCAAACCTGTCTAGGTAAAAGAAAAACAGCTGGTGGTTATATTTGGGAATATAAAATTAAATAATATGGTAAATAATATAGATAAACAATATCAAGATTTATTAAAGAAAATCTTAGAAAAGGGTAGAACTAAAGGAGATAGAACTGGAACTGGTACTATCTCCATTCCCTTTGCTACGCTTGAGTTTGACATGAGCGAAGGATTTCCTTTATTAACTACAAAAAAGGTTTTCACTAAGGCTATCGTACACGAACTTCTTTGGTTTATCAACGGTGACACCAATATTAAATACTTAGAAGATAATGGTGTAACTATCTGGACATCAGATGCTTATCGTGAATATAATAAGAAAGTTGAAGGGTTAACCGATGAAAGATTAACCAAAGAAAACTTCTCGTTGGCTATCAAACAGAATCCAAAGTTTGCCGAGATGTATGGTGAGTTGGGACCAATCTATGGCCGTCAATGGCGTAAGTGGACTACAACTCAAGTTGAAACAGTTTTAGGTGATGATAAGAGACCTAAGTCAAGATTGAAGATTGATAGTATCGACCAATTAGCTGAGGCAATGAATAAGTTACTTAACAATCCAGATGACAGAAGAATCCTTGTGTCTGCTTGGAACGTTGCTGAGTTACCTTATATGGCTTTACCACCATGTCACTGGGCTTTCGAGTTGTATACAGAGGAATTGACTGCACGTGAAAGGATGAACCTTTCAACTAATTATGGTAACACACACGATATAAAGGCAAATTGGGATGTTAGCGAAAACTTAATAAATCATATGTGTGATAAATGGGGTGTACCAACACGTAGACTTCATTTAAAATGGCATCAACGTTCGGTGGATACTTTCTTAGGTCTTCCATTTAATATTGCCAGCTACGCAATTTTATTGCATATGTTTGCTCAACAAGCCAATATGGTACCAGGTACACTTGTTGGTGACTTGACCAATGTTCACATTTACAGTAACCATGTCGAGCAATGTAAAGAACAGATTTCTCGTGAACCAAGAGCGTTGCCAAAATTAGTGTTGAATAAGGCTAATGATTTGTTCTCTTATAAGTATTCTGATGTGAAGATTGAAAATTATTTCCCTCATGAGTCAATCAAGGGTGATATTTCGGTGTAATCGTGTATTTATTAGTCAAACAATTAAATATGTACGATTATTACGATTTCGGCTCTAAAGCGGTTAGGGAAGAGATAGAACAAATTAAGGATAAAGAGAAAGAACACAGACGTGATTTATGTAGGAAGAGGGTAATGTGCTTAAAACTACGTAAACCCATACGAATATTGATAAATAAAGCTTCCAATTAGGAGGCTTTTTTTATTTTGTTTGATATTTATATTAAAAACAAATAAACGATGGCTCATATTAATGATATACATAGCATTATAGTACCAGCCGCTAATGCCAATTTTACGGCACACACTTATACTCAAGTATATGCTGGTGCAGCTGCAAGTCCAACAATTAACGGAATTGCTGTAACTATGGCCGCTGGTTCTGTTATTAACATAAAAGTAAGAAGCATTAGTGCAACCGCAAATGTGTATTTACTTGGTGAAAATTTAGATGTGATTTTAGGTAGTCCTAATCTACCTTAATATTTTGCGTTAAAGCCAGATATTTATATTAAAAATAAGGAAACCTAATTTAAACTATTATATGAAAAAGAATATCATAATTAACCCAGTTGGTCTTAAAGGATACGAAATCAATGAGCGTATGAAATCATTAATGGGTATTGCACCTATTAACGAGAATAAAACATCATATGTTATCGAATTAACTAAAGTTGGACCAGACGGTAAAGCTTATGCTATTGTAAGAGAAAATCACTTATATTTCATCAAGTCTTCTGACAAAACAGAAAATCTTGTTGCTGAAGATTTTAACTACATTGGCGGTTTAAAAAACAAAATGGAAGCTGCTTATCCATCATATGCTAAAGCTATTAAGCAATTAAACCTTAAGTTTAGAAGCCTTGCTGAAGCTTATAACTACGATGGTGAAATCAACGTTTTCAGAAACGACAACTTACTTAACGAAAGTGGTATGATGGCTGGTTTCAGTAACTTTGGTTCTAACGGTTTTACTGGTGAAGGTAACTTAGAAGGTAACAAACCTTTATTTACTGAAGAAGAAAGTAAGAATAACCCATGGGCTATTTGTACTGCTTCAGTAGGAAGAGAAGATAAAGAAAAATACGAATCTTGCGTTAAAGACGTAAAGAAAGAATACGGTATTGACGAAACTATCACTGAAGCTGAATACTGCGGTATGGAAGAAGAAGAAGAAGAAGAAGTTGAGTTAAGCGAAGAAGAAGCGGCTATTGATGCGATGATTGAAGGTGAAGGTGAACAAGCTCCAAAAGAAGATGTTCCATCAAACCCAGCAAGTCCTGAAGACCAACCATCTGCTATTACAGAACGTAGATTATCTATCATGGCTTCTATTGAAAAAATGGACGCTATTATTGACAGTCTTACTGAAGGGACTGTAAAAAAAAAAGTTTACAAAATAAAATAAACGAAAAATATGTGTTGAAGCTTGCTGGTTCAAATCCTGAACCAGCACCAGCTCCAACCGAAACCCCTATTGATGATGCACCACCAGCTGATGCTGGATTAGATAATCAACCATCTTCAGATGATAAACCATTTGATGATGAACCATTTGATGCAGGTGTAGAAGCGGATGAACAATCTGACCCAAAAAAGTACATCGAACAACTAACAGGTAAGTTAGGACAATCTCTAAGAAAATACAATGAAGAACAAGGCCAACCAGATTTTGAGTTGGAGAAGTTCGCTATTAACTCATTATTATCTGCAACCCACACATCTGAAATGGATGCTAAGGACCAAGATGATATTATCAAAAAAGTAAAAGAAGCTGGCGAAAATGATGATAATTTACAGGACACTGAAGTTGATGCTAATAACGATACACCCGATTCTGCTGACCTTGGGGTTGATGGGGACACAGGTAGCTCTGAGCCAAGCATGGATGCAAGTTCTGGCGAAGTTAACGAAGAAATGACAAATTTATTTGTTAACCCTAAGAAGAACAATATGTTTCAACCAGGGTCAAACGATGTGTTAAAAGGGGATAACCTCGAAAAAAAAGATGGTGAGGACTTGAAAGAGTCAGAAAAAATTCGTATATTTGGAAAAATAAAGACTAGATTAAGAGAAACATTTAACCAAGAAGACGAAAAAATGACAGAACCAATGGTAGAACCACAAGTAAAGCCAGCTCCAACAACAAAGCCAGCTCCAGACAAAGTGCAACCAAACATTGCACCTAGTAGAAAAAATAAACCTTTCTTGCCAATGCCAGAAGTAAAACCAGACCCAAAGGCTAGTAAATAATGAAGGAACTTTATTTGATATTTGTTAATATTATTGGTACTGACCATAAGGGTAATTTCCATTATGAATTTATCTTTTCGGATACTATCAGTCATATTGATGGTGATGATTGGGATATGGTACCAGCATCTGGGCGACCATCACCACCTGACCAGCATTTTATCAAAAAAGTGGGTAAGCTTGAAACCAAAATGAAATTAGAAGTGGTACAAAATAGTACTACTTTTGCAGTTTGGGACGCAGTGGATGGTGTTATAGCCTTAGCATGGGAGAACATTGATGCTTATGAATCGTATCCAGATAAAAGACTTTGTTTTAGATTCGGAGCAACTGTTTCTGAAGTAGAAGCCAAGTTATACGAAAAAGACCTAATACTAAACTATAATAACCAAAAACATGAACAAAGATAATATTAACGAACTTAATATGGATTACCAAACCTACAAGAAAATTGCAGGTACTCTTAATCCAAAAGATAAAGCTAGTGTTACCATTACAGGTGATAAACCAAAACAAGGTTATGATACTTCAACTACCACTACTGGAACAATGGAAGAAAATGCACCTGAAGGTGTTATTGAACCTCAAGATAAAGCGACTATCAAATATCTTTCTAATGTGAAAGATATTAACACTGGTGAAATCTCTAAACCATTTACTATTGGTGATAAGCGTTACCAAATGGTGAGAGGTCAACACCCAACTGATGGTATTGTTATGGGTGTTTATTGTTTTGATGATTTGAATGAAGCAGGTGAAAATATTATCCACCCTGTGGATGTATTTGAAAAAACTATTGCTTTACCATACAAACAAAAAATGGAAGAAGGTGGTGGTTTTGATTATGCGGCTGCTGAAAGACAACACCATGATGAACAAGATTATTTAAACTATTTGAATTTAGCTGATGTGGAACCAGGTTCGAAACATTTCTTTGTTGATACCACTAACGGTAAAATCATAGCACAGTTTAAAAACACAAAAGAAATGGTTAAGTCTGGTGTTAAATTAGGTGATAACCAAGATTACATGGATTTAAAAACACTTAAGAAGTTTAGATTCGGTGAATATTTTAAAAAAGGTGTGTCTGAGGAAACAAAGCCAGAAGATGCAGGTACAAATATTTCTAAATTACAATCAGATGTTAAGAAGTTAACATCAATGATTAAAAACAAATTTAGTGTATATCTTTCTAAGTTAGATAAACCAATTGAGCAAGCACAATTTTTAAGTGCTATGGCACAAGAAATTGGTGTGCCTATTAATAAATTAAGTACCATTATTAACAATTACAAAGATATCGCTAAGGATAGTGATAACGATAACGCTAATGTTGCTGGTATGAAGGCTGAAAGCCGTGTTATTACTAAGAAAGAATTAGAAGAAAGTGTTAAACCAATAACAAAAACAATTAAAGTAAAAGACATTAAAAATGGATAGAAAAAAACTAATACAACAAGCATTAGACAAAGCTAAACAAGGTGTACCAAAAGTTCAAAAAAGAACATTGAATGAAGGTGTGGTATATCCAGAAAATTTAGCTGAGAGAATGCACCCAGAAATAGAGGATGAATTAATTAACCGTAAACACTCGTTAGGTAAACATCCTATTTTCCCTGAAAGTGATGAAAGTACTTTCGAAGAAAAGATTATGGGTGAAAGGTTTAATGAAGTTGCTAAGCGTTATAAAAGAGCGTTTGATGTTGATACTATTAACACAAATGGTATGGGTAGAGCATTAATGAATATGGTTCATGAAACTATGGGTATTGAAGCTAAACACAAGAAAGCATTAGAAGAATTAGCTATAAGAATGATTCGTGAAGAATATGATATGGGCGAAGATGTTGTAGAAATACACGCTGAGCTTACTCCTACAATCAACATGGTTGGTACTAAAAAGAATCCAAAACCGATGGCTGTTGAAATGGAGTTTGGTAATCACGATGAGATGATTAATGCTAACGAAGAAGTATATAAACGTAGATTTATTAACGCTATGATTCAAGGTGCTTCTAAAAAATGTAATCATATGTTCCATATGGTAGATGAAGAATTAACTGATATGGACCCAAGATTACCTAACAAGTATTCTAAATTAATGTCAACTGCTGATTATACATACTTCTTAGCACCTAATTTAGATTCAGCTGTTAGTGGTGGTGTAGTTAGAGTTCAATTCCCAACTAAAAACAACCCTAAAGCGGTTATACATGCTCAAGCAATGGTTTTCCCAGTACTTATTCATGAGTTAGTTAAAGGTGTAATGGAATTAATTTCAGCACATGGTTTACCTAAGGATAAGAGAATTGGTGAGTACGTAATAAACAAAGCAGACTTCTTAGCGGCTGAACCATGGGATATGCGTTTGGGGCCAGGTCTCTGGGAGCGTTTTACTCGTATGATTGAACCAGATGATTTCAATTTGAAGCATCATATCTATTCTGAATTAGCTGCTTTACCCGTTAGAGAATTTAACGTTAAGATGCGTGAAATCATGGCTGGAACTAAAGAAGGTAAAAAAATTATTACCCAAATAGTTGATGAAGTTAAGCATGGTTTAAAGGAAGATGAATTCAATGAAGCTATGCAAGAAGTAACTGGTAATTCTGATGTAAATTCCGATGGTTCAAAAACCTCTCAAAGCTTTGGTTTTAAAGAGCTTTTCGGGGGTGAAGGTGATGATGATTCCGATGATGATTCCGATGGTATTTCATTTGATGAATTATTCCCGACTAAACCACGTAAGTAATTGAAATAAGGCTCCATATGGAGCCTTTTTCATTAGTAAAAAGGCCGTTTTCCCTTGTTTCCGCATATTTATTAATAAAAACCGAATATGCTAACAACACAAGAGATATATTTAGAGTACGCAAAATGTCTTGCTAGTCCGATTTACGCAATTGAGACTTATCTTGAAACATTTGACAAAACTCAAGAGGGGTTTGTTCCGTTTAAGCTATTCCCAAGACAAAAAGAAATTATTCACGCATACGAGTCACATCGTTTTAATATTGTAACTAAACCACGTCAGGCAGGGGTATCAACAACTACAGCCGCTTATTTAGCAATTAAAGTAGCGTTTGCCGATAAAGATAACCCAGAAAAGATTCTAATCATCGCCAACAAACAAGAATTAGCTTTTGAATTCTTGGCTAAGATTAAGGATTTCTTAAATCAAGTTCCAAGATGGGTTTGGGGTAATGAATACTATGGGGATGTTAAATCTGAAGCTAAGAGTATTTTTATTACGGATTCAAAGAAAGATATTACACTTCCAAATGGTAGTCGTGTAAAAGCTGTTGCTACATCTAAGGATGCGTTACGTGGTTATACACCTACATTCCTTGTAATGGATGAGGCTGCGTATATTGATAACGGTGCTGAGGTATTTGGTGCATCATTAACAGCGTTAGGTACGGGTGGTAGAGCATCGCTTATTTCCACACCTAATGGTATGGACGCACTTTATTACAAAACTTACGACCAAGCTAAGAACAAAAAGAATAACTTCAATATCGTTGAGATGAAATGGTATGAAGATTTACGTTATAATAAAGATTTAAGGTGGACTAAAGATGATGTTACAGAACCTGAAGTTGAGTTTAACTTAAAATCTTATAAGAAAAGAATAGAAGACGGATGGAAACCAACATCTTCATGGTATGAAGAAATGTGTCTTGGTATGAACAATGATGCTAAGATGATAGCACAAGAGTTGGATGTATCATTTATTGGTTCTGGGGGTAACGTAATTAACGAAGCTGATATTGATTTCCAAGAAAAGAATAACGTTAGAGAACCTATTATGGTTATGGGTGGTGATTCTGAGCTTTGGATATGGGAATATCCTCAAGAAGGACATCAATATATCATGGGTGTGGACGTTTCTAGGGGTGATGGTGAGGATTCATCAACAATTACTGTAGTAGATTTCACAACTATGGAACAAGTAATGGAATATCAAGGTAAAATACAACCAGATTTACTTGCTCAAATCGTTGAAGAGTATGGAGAATTGTATAAAGCATATACCGTAGTCGATGTAACTGGTGGTATGGGTGTATCAACTGTGTTAAAATTACTTGAATTTGACTATAAACGATTACATTATGATACCCCGAATGGTAAAATCCTTAGTCAAAGACAGAGAGAATTACAAAATTACGATAAAGATAATAAGATTCCAGGCTTCCACGCAACTTCTGTACGTCTTCCAATGATATCTAACCTTGAATTTAAGATTAGAACCAATGCAATTAAGGTACGTTCATCTAGAATGATATCTGAAATGAAGACATTCGTGTATAGAAATGGTCGTCCTGACCATATGGAAGGTTATCACGATGACTTATTGATGGCTTTAGGTATGTGTTTATGGGTGGTAGAACATTCATTTAAGAATCTAGAGCGTTTAGAAAACCAAAATAAAGCTATGTTAAAGGCTTGGATTGGTTCTGGACAATTAAATAATGATAATACTGAGAAAGAACGTGGTACTGGTTTCGTCAGTGCTGCAAATAGAAATAAGCAAGCTCAACCTAAACCTAAATTTAACCCAAGTGTGTCAAAGAATATGCAAGACCCAACTGGTAAATATTTATGGTTGTTTAGCGGATTAAAATAATAAGACAATGGCAATTCAAAAAAAGGTATTTACGGCCAAAACGTATGGTGCACAACTTTATAAGTGGTCACCTATCCCAAGTGATAAAAAAGTTAGCAGAGGAACTGAGAAACCATCTTTCTGTAATGCTTCTCCAAACTCACAAGGTCAAGACTGGATTACAACCTATGTATACAATATTAGTGTTACACCACAAGGTGAACAACAAAGACTTGCATACGTAGCGTGTGATTATGTAGAATAACCTTTATTTTTCAAAATTTTGCCCTATATTAAAAGAAAAAAATCATGGCTGATAATAAGAATTTAACGATATTTCAAAGATTAGGTCGTATATTAGGACCAGATGGCGTTAAACAAAAACCACAACAACAATTACCACCACAAAGATATAGTATCGGTAGTGGGGAATTATTAAAAACTGATAACAAAGCTGAGTTCGAGAGAGCTAAGTTACAAGCTCAACAAAACCAATACCTTAAGGGTATGTGGAAAAAGGTTGAGAATGGATTATTTCAACAATCTATTAACTACGAAACAACTCGTGTCGGGTCATATGCTGACTTTGAAGCGATGGAGTTCTACCCAACTATTGCAGCTGCTTTAGATATCTTTATGGAAGAATCAACAACTCTTAATGATAAGGGTCGTATGCTTAACATCTATTCAGATTCTAAACGTGTTAAAGGTATCCTAGAAGATTTATTTTACAATAGATTAGACTTCCATACTTCTGGCCCAATGTGGGTTAGAAATACTTGTAAGTATGGTGATAACTTCGTGTTCCTTAATATCGATGAAACCAATGGTATTATTGGTGCTAAGCAAATGCCTAACTACGAAATGGAACGTAGAGAGTCTGATTTATTCAATATGATTTCTGGTCGTGATACCACTGGAAGTGATAAAACTAATAACCACGATAAAGTTAAATTCTATTGGAGAGGACGTGATATCGAATTTAATTCATGGCAAATAGCTCATTTCCGTTTACTTGGTGATGACAGACGTTTACCTTACGGTACTTCTGTTTTAGAAAAGGCTAGACGTATCTGGAAACAATTAATCTTATCTGAGGACTCAATGCTTGTTTATCGTGTAACTAGAGCCCCAGAAAGACGTGTATATAAGATTTATGTTGGTAACATCGATGATGCCGATGTAGAAGCATATGTAAATGAGATTGCAAACAGATTTAAGCGTATGCCAATCACCGACCCACAAACAGGTCAAATTGATTTACGTTTTAATCAATTATCAAATGACCAAGATTTCTTCGTACCTGTACGTAGAGAAGATGCACCAAATCCAATTGATACCTTACCAGGTGCTCAAAACTTGGACCAAATTGCCGATATCGAGTACTTACAAAGAAACTTATTCACCGCTTTACGTGTTCCTAAACCATTCTTAGGGTTTGAAGAAACAACTGGTGAAGGTAAGAACTTAGCGTTACAAGATATTCGTTTCGCTAGAACTATCAACCGTATTCAACAATCTATACTTCAAGAACTTAACAAGATTGCTATTATTCACTTATACATCCTAGGTTTTGAAGAGGATTTAGATAACTTTACAATTACAATGAATAACCCTTCAACTCAAGCTGAAATGCTTAAGGTTGAACACTTACAAGCTAAGGTTACATTACTTAAAGATGCTACATCTGACATTGGTAATGGATTTGGTGCCATGTCATGGACTCGTGCTCATAGAGAAATTATGGGTTGGTCTGATGATGAAATTAAACAAGACTTACTTGAACAACGTATGGAAAAAGCAGCAGCTGCTGAATTGGCTAATACTGCAAACGTTATTAAACATACTGGTATGTTTGATGTGGTTGACCGTATCTATGGTGACTTTAAAGCCGCATTGAATGGCGGTGCACCTGAAGGTGGTGGTGCTGAAGGAGATGGTGAAGACGGTGCTGAAGGAGGCGGTGGAGGCGGTGGCCTTGGCGGTTCATTCGGTGGTGGTGGAGTAGGTGGTGAAGACCTAGACTTTGGTGATGAAGCTGCTGATACTGAAGGTGGTGCCGAAGCTGAGGCTGGTGGTGAAGAAGCTGGAGCTGAGGAGGCTGGAGCTGAAGCATCTAAACAAGAGGCTGGAGCTGAAACTGAGGTAGCTGAAACACTTAAAAAAGTAGATAAATTACTTAAGGAACAAAAAGAAACTATCGGTAAAAAACTAGATGCTAGAACTAAAAAATACAAGGGCCGTTTTGTTGATGTATTGATGGAATCTATAAAAAGCGAGAAAAAAGAAGAGGATGACAAGATTCGTGTTTATGACAAGAACGTTAAGATAAATAAAGAAATTGACGGGATGATAAATGATATTAACGAAATGTTGGACGAATAATGCTTTTTTGAGGGAAATAACGATATTTATTAACAAAACAGTCACATATGAAAGTTAACAAGATAGATATTACACCAGCGGCTAAAAATTTCGGTAAAATCAATGCGATTTATAACGAAGTTTTAACTGAAGGTTTTATCACCAAAAATCAAAAGTCGATTGATTTATTCAAATCATACGTTAGGTCAATTAAGGAAAACGAAATCCTTAAAACACAATTTTTAGTGTTCAACAATATTGAAACTAAGATTGAAGAAAACGAATTCAAGATTAAAGAATTTGTTGAAGCTAATATTGATTTAATGAGTAAGTTCTCAAAAAAGGATATCCTTGAAGCTAATACTAAATTAATCGAATCAGTTTTATTTGAACAAGAACTTGATAACCCGTTAGAGAAATTACACGAAGCTATTAGCACATTAATCTTCACAGAAAAGTCACCTTCAAATGTTGATGCAATTGTGGAGGCTAAGACTTTCGTAATGGATTATATCAAGAACAACAAACCAAAAGAAGTTAATGAAGCAATCGAACTTCCATTAGAAATTTTAACTAATGTTATGGTTGATAAATACAATGAAAGATACTCTAGTCTTGATGAATCTGAGAAAGCTGTATTAAAGGTTTTAATTGAGTCAAACGATGAACAAAAGAAAGAAGTTTATTCTAACATTTTAAAAGAATGCCTTGAATTAGTTAATGAAACACTTACTAAGTATAGTGGTTCTGACTTAGACGAGAACGAATTAAAGACCAAGGATAAGTTATTAAGAGTAAAAGAAAAATTACTTAATGATAAGGTAGAAATAAACGAGACTTTTAACGTAGAAATTTCTAAGTTAGTCGAATTAAGAAGTCTATTAAAACAATAACATAAGCTTCAAAAATATTTATTATGGCAAAAGTTACAAACAAAAATCTTGAAAGATTAAAAGAGCTTAGCGATGAAATCTGTATATCACCTAACGAATACAAAATAGTTGTTAAGAAATTAAAATCAATTGTTGAAGATGGTAAGAAGGATATCGAAACAACAACTTCAACACAAAATAAGATTAAGTGTTATGAAACAATGTGTGCGTCAATAACAACATTATTAGCAAGTATTAATATATAAAATGGCTAACGAAAAAGATACATGGGGTGAATACAGTAAGCTTGTACTAAACGAGCTTCAACGTCTTAATGAGAACACTGAGCACATGCGTACAGACATGGATAAGCGTTTTAATGAGATGAATCAAAAACTTACTGAAATAAAGAATATTGAGGGTAAGGTTATTTTTCATGGGTCTTGGATTGACAAGGTTAATGATGTTTGGTCACCTACTCAAATGAAAGAGGCTAAGGATGAAATCTACAAGCAAAAGAACCGTATGACGGCTATATTTGCTGTTTTAACCTTCTTACAAATACTAATTACTATCGGAATTGCCATCTGGGGAAAGCTTAAATAAGGGCTTGACACTTTCAAAAATTTTCACTATACTTGTATAAAATGTACCAGGTATATGAAAACAGGAAAAGAGTTAAAAATCAATAGTTTCAAGGATTATAACGTAGTTTTTGGGAGCGTGAATAATAAACACCCCAAAGCAGTTTATATTAATTTATCATCATGGGTTGAACCTAAAGATGCTGATGAAATTAATTACAATAGGGTTATTAGAGACCTAAATAAAAAGATAAAACAAACCATTTATAATCACTTCGAAAATATCCCAGATAATGATATCATTCAAGAAAGGACTATTGTTGACCTTGATATTAGAGAGTCTGGAATACGTTATGGTAAGCGTAGTTTCATGAGTTGTGAGATAACATTATTCTTAAATACAGAGATACCAGTAAATTCAGAAATAATGAAGCCAATGTTAACAGAAATCGTAGATTTATTGATAGATGAAGTGTTTAAAACCAATAGAAGTTTTACGTTTAATAAAAAAAAGAATTAATACTTAAGGCTCTAATCCAATAGATTAGAGCTTTTTCATTTGTGGTATATATTTATATCTATAAGCTAGCATATAGATATGAAAAATAACACAATCAAATTATTAAAACGTGGAGAAAGTGGCTTCGGTTACTTAATCGAGCAAGATGCTGGTTATATCTCCCCAGATGAGCCTAGAAATCAAGCATTCATTAATGAAATCAAAAAGCTTGAAGCAGGTAAAATTGTTATTGCTGAACCATTAGTTGTATACGTAGTATTACAAAAATTCGGTATCCTAAACCGTAATGGTCGTATCTATCCAGAATCAGTACTTAAGAGACAAGTAGAATTATATCAAGATGCAATTAGAGAACGCAGAGCAGTTGGTGAATTAGACCACCCTGAGTCATCTATTATTGCTGGTGATAGAATATCACATAATATCATTGAAACATGGTGGGAAGGTCATACCTTAATGGGTAAGATGGAAATCCTAATGACACCAGGTTTCATCAACTATGGTATTGTATCAACTAAGGGTGATGAAGTAGCAAACTTATTACGTAATCGTATTAAGATTGGTGTATCATCTAGAGGTGTTGGTAGTCTTGTTGAAGGACGTAATGGTGAACAAATTGTTCAAGATGATTTTGAGATTATTTGTTGGGATGTTGTAACAGCTCCAAGTACACCAGGTTCATGGATGGGTGCGTCACGTGAGGCTTTGAAGCCATACGTTGAAAGCATTGAGGCTAAAAAGCCTGTAATTAAAGAGAACTTAAATGATAATTTAGATAAATTTTTATTGGGATAATAAAAATTTTTAATATTTTTTTGTATTAAAATAGGCTTTTCCCCAAAATAGATATATTTATTTACAAAGGGACAAAAAATCTCAACATTTTTTATCTAAAAAGAATAAAAAAATAAAAACAGAAATGGCAGAAAAAAAATCAATACTTGAAGAAGCTCTTTTAGATATCAACAATATCGAGAAAGCTCTTAAGGCCAACACAAAAGAAATACTTCGTTCTGTAATGAAAGAAGAAATTAACGGTGTGGTGAAAGAATCTCTAACCAATGAGGTTTATGAAGAAGAGGATTTAGATTCTCCAGAAGGTGAAACTGAATTAGGTGCTGATGCTGATGCAGCAGTTGCTGGTTTAGACGCTGTAGGGGGTGCTGAAGACTCAGTTGAAGATGTACCAAGTGACATTGCAAGCCCAGAAGGTGTTCCAGCTATGGAACCAGAAATCGGAATGGACGCAGATGCGTTAGGTGGCGAAATGGACATGACAGCTGCATCGGATGATGACGTAATCGCAATTTACAAGAAATTGTCAGGCGAAGACGAAATCGAAATCGTAGGTGATGAAATTCACTTAAACGTATCTGAACCAGGAGAATACGTAATCAAAGCAAACGATACACCATTAGGTGGTGAAGTTGCAGGTGGTGAAGAAGCAGCTCCAGCTGACTTAGAACCAGTTGATGATGTAGACTATGAAATCGAGATTGGCGATGAAACAGAAGGTGGTGAGGAAGAAGCCCCAGCTGATTTAGAACCAGTTGAAGATGAAGGTGGAGAAGAAGAAAGTGAAGAATCTGAAGAAGAGGAAACCGAAGAAGAAATCGATGAAACAATTGCTAACGTGAATGGTAGAGCTGGTAGACAAGGTGCTAGACGCTCAGGTGCTTCTCACTTAGGATTTGATAAATCAGAGATGAACGGTGAAAAACTTGAAGAATCAGCTGAACTTGCAAAAGCTAAGAAATTAGTTTCTGAATCTGCAAATAAATACAACAAATTATTGGCTGAACATAATGCTCTTAAATCACAAAATGAAGAATTCAAAAGTGCTTTAAAGAAATTTAGAGGTCAATTACTTGAAACAGTAGTGTTTAACTCAAACCTTAGCTACGTAACAAGATTGTTCATGGAACACTCTACTACTAAGGCAGAAAAGGCAAACATTATTAAGAGATTTGATACTGAAGTATCTTCAATCAAAGAATCAAAAAAACTTTACAACACAATTTCAAACGAATTGGAAAACAGAAAACCAATCAATGAAGCTGTTGAAAATAAGATAATAAAAGAGGCAACATCTAGCGTGTCAAAACAATTAAACGAAAGCACAGCATATGTTGACCCATCTACTAAGAGAATCATCGAATTGATTAACAGAGTAGAGAAAAAATAATAATAACCCTAACAAAAAAAATAAACAATAAACTATGTCACATTTATTAACATCTGGACAAGTGGGTAACATCGGATTAAACCACATGAAGGCTATCCGTAAAGAAACCCAAGCAAAATGGGAAGCAATCGGTTTCCTTGAAGGTCTTCGTGGCCACGTAAAAGAAAACATCGCTCAATTATATGAGAACCAAGCTTCTTCATTATTAACTGAGTCTACAACAGCGACTAACTCAGGTTCTTTCGAAACTGTAGTTTTCCCTATCGTTCGTAGAGTTTTCTCTAAATTATTAGCTAACGACATCGTGTCTGTACAAGCTATGAACATGCCAATCGGTAAGTTATTCTACTTCGTACCTCAAACTTCTGAGCGTGTAAATGCTGCTGGTTTACCAGGTAACCCTTACGGTAACGGTGGTGCATGGACTCCTCAATACTCAGCTCACACTGGTATGAACGGTATGAACGATGGTTCTGTAACTGGTGTTGCATTACCTTCATGTGTTGACGCAACTGCTTGTGCGATTACATCTTTCCAAGGTAAAAACTTGTATGATGCATTCTACAACGATGGTTTATTCGACAACTCAAAAGGTACTTTAACTATCGTAACTGGTGCTTACGCTCCATTATCTTTAGATACTAACGGTAACTACTCAGTTATTCCAAATGCTACTGCGTTACAAACAGCTGCTGATGGTTCTGTAAGAAACGTTATCATCGGTATTTCAGGTTTCTCTCCTAACGCTACAAACAAAGCGGTTATGACTGGTGCAAACGGTAACCAAATGGATACTGAATCATTCTTAGCTTCTTTACACGTTTTAGCTGTTGCTAATATCACTGACCGTGATGGTAACGTTATCATCGCTGCTGGTAAAGAGATTCAATTCCGTTTAGTAACTCAAAAATACGGTAAAGGTATTGTTGACTATACTAACTTAACTGATGCAACTGGTACTTGCTACCTTGACTTAGATTTAACTCACCCAGTAGGAACTACTGCTACAGGTGCTGCTGCCGCTGGTACAGCAACTTATGACGGATACGTTGGTGCTTTATCTTCTTTCACAGTTAACGCATCTACATCTACAGCTGCAACATTTACAGTTGCTTGGGCTGAATACGCTTCTCTTGAATTAGAGACTGAAATGGGTGAAGTATCATTCAAATTAGATGAAGTAGTTGTTTCTGTTGAAGAAAGAAAATTACGTGCTACTTGGTCACCAGAATTAGCTCAAGACGTTAGTGCATTCCACAACATCGATGCTGAAGCTGAATTAACAGCAATGTTATCAGAACAAGTTGCGGCTGAAATTGACCGTGAAATCTTAAGAGATTTACGTAAAGCTGCTGCATGGCAATTACGTTGGGACTACAACGGTTGGAGAAAAGCTTCTACAGCTGCTAGCCCATACACACAAAAAGAATGGAACCAAACTCTTATCACTAGAGTTAACCAAACTTCTGCTCAAATCCACAAATCTACGTTAAGAGGTGGTGCTAACTTCATCGTTGTATCTTCTGAATTATCAGCGATTTTCGATGACTTAGAATACTACCACGTATCTGATGCGAACCCTGAGCAAGACCAATACAACATGGGTATCGAAAGAATCGGTACATTAAGCGGACGTTACCAAGTGTACCGTGACCCTTATGCACCAGCTTACTCAATGATTATCGGTCACAAAGGTAAGTCATTACTTGATACAGGTTATATCTACGCTCCGTATGTGCCATTACAATTGACACCTACAATGTATAACCCATTCAACTTCGCTCCAGTGAAGGGTATCATGACTCGTTACGCTAAAAAGGTGGTCAACAACAGGTTCTACGGAGCAATTCGTGTGGATGGTGTACCAACATTTAACGTAAATGAATTAAGATAATCAATAATCTTATATAAATTAAAAAAGCTAATCGAAAGGTTAGCTTTTTTTTTGTTTATAATTTTATATAAATAATCGATTATATGGTTGACTTTATAGAATATTATTAGTATCTTTGTAATATGAAAAAAATAGAATTAACTGAAGAACAAAAAAAAGAAATTGTTAGATTATATAATGATGAATTATTGGGTTCACCTTCAATAAGTGAAAAAACAGGAATTAATAAGAGAGTTATTATTAAAACTCTAAAAGAAAATGGTGTAGAATTAGGACCATCTGGAAGAAGGAATATTGGTGGTAAATCAGTTTCTGATAAACGATATCGTGAAAAAAACAAAGAAAAATTAAATGAATATCATAAAAAATGGTCAAAAGAAAAACGTAAAGAACTTCGTGAATATCATTCAAAATGGAGAGAAGATAATCGTGAACATGTTAATGAAAAAACTAGACTATGGTATTTAAATAGACGTAGAACTGACCCAAGTTTTAAACTTAAATCAAATGTTAGAACAGCCGTTTGGACTTGTTTAAAGGAGCGTAATGTGGCTAAATATCGCTCGACATTTATATTGCTTGGGTACAGTTTGGAGAAATTAATGATTCATTTAGAAAAACAATTTACTGAAGGGATGACTTGGGATAATTATGGTGAATGGCATGTGGACCATAAGAAACCAATGGCGTTATTTCAATTTACTAGTACTGATGATGAAGGGTTTAAAGAATGTTGGAACTTGGAAAATCTTCAACCATTATGGGGTTCAGATAATCTTTCTAAGGGTACTAGATATTTATAGTTATGAAACCATTAATAAAAAAATTACTTAGGGAAAATTTATTAAATGAAAAATTAGCCGATATTGATAGCGATGTTGATATGTTATACACCAAATATTTTGAGTATGATATCAATGAAATACAAAACACTGGTATTGTTAGAAAAGATATGTTTATTGACACCGAAATAGATACATCAGTGTTAAAATCACCAGAATGTATTGAAGCTAACAGATTAAACCCGTGTAAAATTCTTATTAATAAAAGTATGTCTCGTAATTCTGATAATTATTATCAACCGAGTACTAGTACTATCAGTCTTAGTATTAATAAATCAGCTATGAATTATATTATTTACGATACTAATGGTAACGTTGAAGTAGCTATAAAGATGTTACCAAATGAACGTCAACAAAATGGTCTTAGAGCTGAATTAACTGAAGAAAAGATAAAAGGTTCTATTCATCATGAATTAGCTCATTGGATTGATGACACATTACATAATAAACATATTACTAAAAGAGTTAATAAAGCAATGGAACTAGGTACACCTAATGTTGGTGGAATACCTGTAAATGCTACTAAAATGGAAATACAAGGTCAAATACATAATGTAAAACAACTTTATAACAAATATAAAGATATTTGGGATGATATAACATTTAATGAACTGATTAAACGTTCACCATCATTAAATTCAATATATGGTAACCTATCTGGTGAATTTAGAACCAAATGGCTTAGAGACCTTAAAACTAGGATGCACAGAGAAGGATTATTAGGTAAGAAAATGGTTAATTAGTTTCACCTTTAATCTTAACCAATTTTTCCTCTATTTCTGATGCTAGTTTTCTAACAGCTTTACCTAAGTCCATATCGTTATGGAGTTCTTTAACTAAACGCTGTACTTCAATAGCGTGACCATTGTTTATGATTGCTTCTCTTGTCATATGATTGATTTTAGTTGTTCTAAGTTATTAAATGGTTTTATTTTGTGAAACCCAGTAAAAGCCGTTTTGGTACCTCTGGCCCTTAACGCTGGACTAAGTATTAGGGAATCATCCTGATGTTTATTTAAGTCTTCTGGTAGTACAACCCCAAGAACCGAAAAAGTGTCGTCAGAAAGCCTTAAAATGATTATTTCTGGTTTTTCAGATTTCTTAAATATAACTGGATATCGACCCTTATCAACTGATTTAACACCAACATCAATACCCAATTTAGATAAATCTGGTACGTGATAATCTTTTGACTCACCAATAGATAAATCAACAAACTTCTCACCAAGCATTTGTTCTAATGCCATCTCACCACCTATACCTGTACGCCACCTATAAGCTTCATTTATTGAATCATACCGATGATGGTCTTCGTACTTCTTTTTAGCTCTAACCGCCTTAATAAAATCGTTTAAAGGTTTGGTATCTAATAACTTAATGGTGTTACCATTATTTATAGCCTTGGTAATTTGATAGTTATATATTAAGTCGTTGAGTGTTTTCACTTTACAAAGATACATAAAAAAAGCCGAAGATGCAAATCCTCGGCCTTTTTATTTTATAATGCGTTAACTCTTAGTTAGTTATGTTTAGATTTTAGTTCCGCTAAAAAATGTAAAGTGAATTATTGAAAATCTTCACCTAATTCACAAATTGTTGATTGGATGGCCGACCACCAAGTGTTTGATTCATCAACCATAGAATCTCCAGACATCCCACCATCACGTACTTGATTATTAATTGATAGGTCAGCCTCTTGCCAATTTTTAAGTGGCCCAGCGATTCTTTTCCATACTTCAGGATTTTCTTGTGGTGTACCAATAGCATTAATGATAAGATTAAGACCTTCTTTATAAGTAGCAACACTCATAGTATTACAAGCCTTTTGCATACCAGAGTTCATATTCTGGCCGTCAATCATTTGTTCTCTAAGTCTTTTTCTTATAAAGCTTTTCATTACTGTCCTTTTCTTAAGTCACAATTTTTTATTATATTCATATATTATAAATATGTGTTAATTTCAATAAATAATTTTTTATTGACTTTTTCTTAAAACTTTACATATTTATGTAAAAAGAAAAAATGGGTAAAAAAGAATTAACTGAAGAAGAGGAATTAGTTAAAAAAGAAGCTAATAGAGAATATATGAGAATATATCGTGAGAACAATAAAGAAAAAATTAAAGAAATTAATAAAAAAGGTGCTAAAAAATATAAAACTAAAAATAAAGAAAAAATTTTATTAGAACAAAAAGAATATCGTGAAAATAATAAAGAAAAAATTCAAGAATATCGTGAGAACAATAAAGAAAAAATTAAAGAAATTAATTCTAAATATTATGAAGAAAACAAAGAAAAATTAAAAATAACACAAAAAGAGTATTATCAGAATAATAAAGAAAAGATAAAAGAATATAAAAACATGTATAAAAAAAATCGTATTCTTATCGACCCTTTATTCAAACTTAAACAAAATTTTAAATCATCCATTTATATAGCATTAAAACGTAATGGTTATACTAAAAAATCTAGGTCTTATGAAATTTTAGGGTGTTCTTTCGAAGAATTTAAAAATTATTTAGAAAGTAAATTTGAACCGTGGATGACATGGGATAATCATGGTTTATATAATGGTGAACCTAATCATGGTTGGGATGTTGACCATATTATTCCTTTATCTTCGGCTAAAACAGAAGAAGAGTTGCTGAAACTAAATCATTTCAGCAATCTTCAACCATTATGTAGTAAAATTAATAGAGATATAAAAAGAAATAAATTAACTTATTGAGATTTACGCAATTCAACTTGATTTACTATTTCGAATTGTAACACGTTTTTAAGTGTTGTCACTTCTTCACTTGAAGTAGCTAAAATATCAAGATAATATTTGTTAGGTATTAAACTAGCTGTATCTAATAAGAAATAGTAATAGTTATTAGCCATTTCAATTGGTTGGAAATCTATAACTGTATACTCACTAACACCTTCATGAACCCAAAGTCTGTATTTAAGGTCTGTTATATCTGTTGTTTGTTCTACAGTAAACGGTATTCTAGCCGATACAGTTACCCTTCTAACATCTCCACGCTTAATTTTTTCTAAATTTTGAATACCACTTACATTGACAGCAACTTTTCTTGGTAACATATCATTATTACCAATATTGTAGTAACCCATTGAATCCTTAGTAACAAAGTTAAGTTCTATGTTAGGTCTAGTAACACCATTGATGGTAATACCAGTCCAAAGGTCAGTATACATAACACCTTCGTTAGAACCATTATACGGAACTTGAATATCAATTGAGTAAACACCTTTAGTTACGTGAGTTACAGCTGATGAAGTATAAGCTGAAAAAATATTTTCATCATTATCATAAATAACAACACTAGGAAGCACATCTAAATTAGTTGGATTACCAGCAAGGTTAACGTATAAGTACAACTTGTTTGGTTTATCTAAATAGAAATTATTTCTATCATCTGTAATATGATTATCATAAACAGTTTCAACAAATGGTTCGTAGAATGTCTGAGTATTGTTTGTGAAGAAACCAACGTATTGTGGTGTTGTGGTATTCATTAACTCATATGGCCTAGCATATGCGATACCAAGACCGTGATTTGTATCACCAGTTAAAATACCGTTAACAAAGTCTGTAATATCCATTTCAAGATTTTCATTACCTTTGTCAAAGTGTTGCATGGTAACAGTAATACCAGAAGGTGAACCAGAATAAACACCTGTTCCTCCAGACCAATTAATACCTGTTTGTGCATTAATCCAGTTAGACGCTTGATTAGAGAACGCACATTCACCAGCTATGTAGTTACAAACATCATAGTCATAACCCACACCATTATCCCAAAATTGGTTGATTTTGAAGAGAATTAAATCAAATGAACAAGCTCTATCTTTACCACCCATAGTACCATTCAATAAATCAGTATCGAATGCACCAGTATTGGTCATTTTAAGTGTGTGTTTTAGCTTAGTGATATCGGTAAAAGTACCGCCAGTATATAGGGATTTTAATCTAGATTCGTCAAAATGGAATAAAAATCGGCTATATTTTTCTTCACCAACAGCTCCACCATAGAACAATTCTGTCACAGGGTTTAATCCTGTATTTACATTAGAATTGTAGACAATTGTGTTGTTTTTGTCAAAATAAGTACGTATTACCATGTTTTCTGTTTCTATATAAATATCACAGAAACCTTAATTGATTCGAATGTTTTTAGATAACATTGCCTTCTCCAAATCCTCTGCTTTCTTCTTAAATTCAGCTACAGCTTGTTTATTACCAGAAGCTGTTAAATCAGTGGCCATATTCCCATGACCATTGTGAACATGGTATAATAAAGCGTCCTTTAATAATTTTAAATACTCTAATAGGATATCACCGAAAACCATTTGATGTGCTTCTTCAAGTATTCTAGCCAACTCATCATCTGAGATTAAATTGTCTTGATTGGTTACGTTAAATCTAGGACTACCGTCTTTGTGGGTAATTAGATTAATCTTACTTGAAACTATGTTGGTTACGGTACCTTTTTCAGCTTCAGCGGTATCAGTTTTAGGGTTGATGATAGCATCATTTTTGATTTGTATATAACCTTGTGTTTTAGCGTTAAATGTAAAAGGAAATGGGTTATTATTATCTGGTTTAGTCACATTAAACTTACCAGCTCTGATAACAATCTCGTTGTTTTTCTGAGTAATGTCTGTATTATATCTACCTTGTAGTGAAACATCTTCTGGGTCAGGAAAAACCCCTTTTATTTGGGGAATAGTAGCAACAGAAACACTTGGTGATTCACTTGCAAATGAAAACCCTCTAATGGCTGACACATATAACGGGTCATAGTTTAACTGTTGTGGTTGAGAAATGATTGGACCTAAATATAAACGGTCAACATGTTTTTTATCTTTATTGAACGTTAATATAAAAACAGCTTCACCAACTTTAGGTTGTGTGCTTAAATGTTTAGGTATTAATGGAAAAGCCCAAGGCAAATTATTATCTAAAATTCCATCATCACCGCCCCTATTTCTAGGACCTTTAATACGAACTTTAATACGACCCAAATAGTTAGGGTCAGTCACTGAAATAACTTCACCTATATCAACATTGTTGACTTTATTTGCGTTGTCATAAATGTGGTTACCACCACGCCCTATTTTATTATTACCTTCGTTCATAAAATTACTTTCCGTTTAAACGCTCATGAAGAATTTTAGTGGCTAACGCAAAACGTTTTTCAATTTCATCCATCTTATCAAGTTCTTTATTAATTTTTAACTTGATTGCATCGTAATCGGCCTCCATTTGTTTTATTTCAAATAGAAGTTCATTATTTGATTTATCTCTTAATTCTTCCATAAAACTTATCTTATAATACCATCACCTACGGCCATGTTAGTTGTCGCACCTTGAGTCATTACAGGAGCACCTAAATTTCCAACACCTACTGTAGTTACTTGAGTACCTGGTGGAATAACAACATCGACTTTAGCTTCAGTGTGTATCGCATTTATTATTTCTTCAACTCTAATCATTTCCATCGCTTCACTTGTGTTTGGACCGTCAGCAAAAACATCACCAACTTGTAAACCAGCTTCAGATTGTCTTGATATAATACGAGCAGCAATTTTATTAGCCGATAAACCTGGTCTCATCTTTGCACCAGTCATAATAAGTGGTGGTGGTAAAGCTTGAACTGGTTCTTCTGGAATTGAAAAAGCCGTCAAAATTAAGTTAAGCACACCACTTATACTATTCAAATTAAAACCATTACTAGGTTTTGTTTTCTTTTGTGTATTCTTACAACTCATTATAATAATCCTTTAATTAAACGTAATGTGTCTTGTGGTATACCAACTAAGCTAAGTAATTGGGATAATTGGTTTTTAGCTTTTTCGGTTTCAGTCTTAACAGTTGATGCCGCTACCATTTCAGCTATTTTTTTAATAGCAATAGCTACTAATATTTTAATTATCATGGCACTAATTTTTTTCATCATAGCTTGGAAAAGATTTTTATTCTTTTTGATGAAATCAACTGGTCCATCAAAGCTAGCTGTAGTACCATAAATTATCTTATAATTAATTAAAAATATAAGTACTACCTTAGGTGATAAAACAATCCCAATAATAGCTCTAATTAAATTATTAATAATTTGTTGAAAGAAGTTTAATTTAATCGATATATGGTCACTTTGATTACTTGAATT